CAATAAGTAACAAACTAAACAAAGAAAAAGAGGTAAATTAACCTTTCTTAACTGTATTTCCCTTGTTATGTAAGAATAAAGTATTACATTTGTATCAAAGAAAAGAACTAATAATAATAACAACTAAACATTACAATCATGGAAGCGAAAAAATTAACAGTAAACCAGGCAAAGAATTTAGTAAACGATACAAAAGCTATTTATCGTTTATGTGGTTTCGAAACCGGGCAAACGGACAAAACAGAAATAGATATTTTCGAAATGTTTTATATGTTCCTTTCAGATTGTCAAGTAGCGACAAATTACTATTCTTTTGAAGATTTTCAAACAGAGTTTGGAGGAACGAAAGAAAATTACAACGCATGCAAAAGAGCTTTACAAAAGTTTTGCCGTGTGTTTGATTTGTCCCATATCGATTCATACAACCTTGCGAACTACATGCAAGAAAAATATGATTTTTAAATCATGGAAAAACGGGTGTATTATTGGAGTGTGGGAGGCAAATTTTTTGCCTCCCTCCAGAAAGCAAAAGAGTTTGTAAGAGAGCACGCCGGCGCAAATTGTAGAAGGATAACAGGGCATGATAAAGAAGGGAAAGGGGTTACATTCACGCCCTATGAAGTAACAAAGCATGGCATTTCCTTTAAAAAGACAGTAAAAAAATAAGTGTTAATAATACAATAAATAAAATAGATAAACAGCAATAAAGGTATGAAAGCAATGATTTTTTCTATTATTCGAATATTTTTAGCGAGTTTGGTTTTAGCTCTTATGTTTTTAACTTTAGAAGCTGACAACATTATACATGTTATCTTTTCTTTTCCTATCTTTTTGGTAGTGCTTTATATTGGTATAGAAGGGCTACCAATAAGTAACAAACTAAACAAAGAAAAAGAGGTAAATTAACCTTTCTTAACTGTATTTCCCTTGTTATGTAAGAATAAAGTATTACATTTGTATCAAAGAAAAGAACTAATAATAATAACAACTAAAATAATTACAATCATGGAAGCAAAAAGAACTTATACTATTAAAGTAAATAGAAGTAAACGCACCTATACTATTAGAGTTTATGAATGCGGTAATTTGATTAACAAATACCGTTCTAACACTCAAAGCAAGTCAGATTTTACGGAATTTTGGACGGAAAGCGATATAATAGCTTTTCTAAAATATTCAAATGATTATTATCCTATAAAATGATATACAGATATGAAAACGAAAGAACAAATAATTGAATTTGTTGCTACAGAATTGAAAAAAGGAAACTCCGTTGTTATGGCAACTTTGGGAAATGGTGGTAGCGGTTTAACGCTATTACAGGGAGATTGTACCGAATTTATCGAGGAACTTAATATTTGTTCTTTTGACGGGAAAGTAGAAGGGTGCCCGGATATAACGGAGAGCGAATATACAGAAGAAGCAAGCGAAATATATCAGTTTTCCGGGAACGACAGTTATAAAGTGCAAATTTTGATTTATTAATAAAAACAATAGACTAAACTAATTTTTAAACAAGGTGCGCAAACCTTGACAAAACGCATTAAACATTATGACAACTACAGCTAACAACAACGGAAGAAAAGAATTTGTAAATAGAATTGGTTTCTCCGGATCGTTTTCTAAATTTCTTGGAGAAGACATTAAAATAGGCAATCAAATTTTATATCCTGGCAGTTATAAATTTGATTATCTAATAAAATTAGATGACGAGTGTAAAAATGGACATTTAGCCTTTTCATTTACTGGAAACATTAAGATAAAAAAGGGTAACGGACGTTATTATGATTTTATTTCCGGTGCAATAGGTGACATTATCGCCTACTTAAAACCTGAGCTTTCTATATTTGAAAAGCTGCATACTTGCAATCATTTAGGGCAACCAATGTATATAGATAACATTCGTTATCATATCAACGAAGGCAAAACAGACAAGGAAATAGCGGAAATGTACAATATTTCTGATATGAAAGCGATCGAAATTTTGCGTAACGCTTCAGATAACAAAGATTTGTTTTATTATTTAGTCTTTCGTTTGGGTGTTGCCGAAAATTGGGAAAATTTAGCCAGTGAAGCTATCCAGGAAATAGAGAAAAGAAATGGCGGCAAATTAAAAATAGAAGGAAAAGACCGTGTATATAAGCAATTCCCAGAAAAAGAATGCGAAGTATTGGAAAATTTGTATCAATTAGGCTACGCATCTAAAGTACAAAGGGAATTAAGGGACAAAGCAAGAAAAGAAGAGCAAAAAGAAAAGGAGCTGAGAGAGATCGAAGAAGAAAGAAATAAAGCGCTTGCAAAAGCGCAAAAAATATACGTTGTTAAAAAAGCAGTTGTTTCTTTTGGTATAAGCTGGGATAATGTAATTTTTTATGATTACAAAAACGAGCTTTGTTTTAATTGGTTAGATTACGCTAAAAAAGTACCTTCTGATTTGATTAATGATTTGATTTGCGCAAATGTGTTGCCTGAAGGTATTGACATTGTAAATAAAGATAAAGGGATAGAATAAAAACTATCCCTACTAACAATATAAACAATTAATTATTAACAATTTAAAATATAAAAACATGGAAGCAACTAATAATAACACAGATACTTTATTTATGGATATTTTTGTAGAACTTTTTGCTATCGCAAAAGTCTATTTTCAAGAACTTTTTAAAAATGCTGATCCAGGAACGTACACAATAAAGGATATTTATTCTTTTATCGAAAAGAATATAGAAGCTACAAAACAAGGCAAATTAACAGGTGTTAGTTTTTATTTTTCAGATCGGTATGTAAAAACTTTGAAAAAATCACCGTATTACACTAAAGTAGATTCATTCGAAAAGTATACAATATCTTACTTTTGTCACGTCGCCGATAACGTTGTTTCTATAGAAAAGGGAAATTTTAAATGTAGTTTTGATATTATCAAAGTGTTTGAATATTTGGAAAGGTTTAAAAAACTATCTGGAGCAAAAGACAAATTAGAGTTTACAAAAGAAACCGAAATAAAAGAAGGACAAAAATCAACTTCTTTTGAAATAGAGTTAAGCAGAGAAGATATTAAATCTTTGATATCTGTAAAAACAGAGAAAAAGGACATCATGGGTAGATATATAGAAAATACTGCGCATTTGTCGCTAACAGATAGCACAATATACGTAACGAATTGCTTTGTATTGAAAGCAAAGCAAATCACTATTAAAAACCTTTTAGACGAAACTAAAGATATATTAATACCGTTTGACGTACTTAAAAACATTGGTCCAGGCAATTATGAGCTTTCAGTTATCGAAAACGAAGAAGTGTATAAAGTTGTGATAAAAAATACAACTACAAATAAAATAACATCTTATTCCTTCCAAAAACAAGATAGATTTTATAACTACAAAGCTATCTATCCAGAGTTATATAAAGAAATGAATATTTGTCTGAAAGATACAAAATCATTCGTGGATTGCATTAAAACACAGCAAAAAGCGTGTGATAATTTTGGTTTATCTTACTTCATGTTACAAGTTATCAAAGGATCAAAGGAAATAAAAGTTGTTACATGCAACGAAGCGTACAGCATAGATAATGATTATAAATTTTCTGAATTTTCTTTTGAACTAAAAGAAAGTAGCGAGTTCTCAGGCAATTATTTTTATAAGTTTGTTGATGTTTTAAAATGTTTAAACGATTGGAACGGTAATTTATATTTTGATGAAACAAAACTATCTTTCGGAACGAAAGCGGTTGATACATGCTTTTGTATAGGTGCACTGGATATCAATAAATTTTTTGATAAATACAGTGTTGTTGAGAGTAAACCAGATAAACTAACCAAGATAAAAACAATCAGTACCAGTGCGATCTTGGACAATTGCGATAACCAAAGCAAAAACAATTTGGATACTAAAAATTTTAGGGTCGTTTGCGGCGAATGCTTTGAACCTGTTTGTAAAAACGAACTATATTACAATGTGCTTTTAGAAACAGAGAATAATAGAATGACTATACGTACCGTTGTCGGCAAAGATATTGACGTAAAAATAATTGGCAACAGTATAGAGAAAACTGTAAATGCAAATATAAATAAGATTGAAGAAGAACTTTATAAATTTTGCATTGTGAAGATGAATAAGCGTTACAAAGTTGGCATCAAGCAGGGCAGCGTTGTTGTGTTTACTCTCGACGCAAAACATAGATATGAATACCGAAATATTTGTGAAGCGTACTTGCATTTATTCGAGCCTTCATTGTCGAAAACTTATAAAAATCACTTGGACGCAATATATAAAGATACGCCGAAAGATGGCGACTATGTAGAATTTAATCTTTCTTGTAATGCTGATGCACCTACTTATACTGGTTTTGTTTCAAACGATCCAGGTTTAGGCCTTGTTTGCGTCGTTGACGGGCAAAAGATCGAAGTTAGGAAAATGATTAATCTAAAGGTTTTGGAGCCAGAAGAAAGTAAAACAGTATCACCTGTCCAAAATGGGGAAGAAAGCTCTTTAAATGACAAGGAAAGAAGTAAAGCAAAGAGAACAAAGCCTACCGTGCAATACACGGACGATATGTTGGAACTTGTTTCTCTCGATTTAAGTTCAATGACGTATGTCGTAAATGGAGATATAGGAACGGCAAAGAATATACAAAGCATTGTCTTGTATGACGAAATAGGGAAAATCGTTGTTTCTTGTGATGATGGGGAAAAGATAGAATGCCAGTTTGATAGAGAAAGTATTTTACAAAGCGTTTTAAAAGAAATGTAAAATACATGGACACAAGGAAAGGCAAAACTTTACACTATGTTTCTAAAGATGAAGTAAAGTTTACTACATGGAAGTATAGTGCATGTGAGTATTGTTTCTATCTGGATAAAAAAACAGATATTGTGAAAACACTTTTGCTTAGCGATTCAGAAAGAATGCAAGGGTTTTTCTATAAGGGTTATTTTGTCAAAAACATATTAAAACCTCAAAAGCAAAAGTTCTTGCCAGGTAACTTTTATCAGTTCATATACAAATTGGTATATGTAGGTTACAAGATGGAGAACGGGAAAAGATTAAAGATGTATCAATTAAAACAAATGGCATTTTACCCGGAAGTTCGGTAAGAATAACTATCTTTACCTTAACAAAGCAGAAAACCACCTTTGTCGTAATGTTAGTTTATATTATTATTTAGTAATTAGTTTAGTTGTTGTCCCTGCTGGTACGTGATGTATAGGCAGGGACTTGTTTTGCTTCTATTTTGTTGTAACTTTGTCGGAAACAAAACATTAAAAATTTATCAACATGAAGTTACAAAAGTCTGTTAGCAAGCCTTCTATTAGATGTGAAGGTTGCAAATTTATAGATAAATGTCCCTATCTGGATAAATCAGAATGCTTTCAATTCAATAGTGCGGAAATTACAAAATCAAATCTGGAGGATATAGATAATGAAGAAACAGAAAATTAATCAGGAACTAAAATCATTCCCCCAAATAGGACAAAAAGATTTCCTCGAAATAATAGAGAACGCGCCAGAGGTAATACAAACAGCCTCTAAAGAGTTAAAGGATGCCTTTGTTGCTCTTGAAATGGCGGAAAGGGCATTGTCGGAATCGCCCCAAAGGTTTTTTGTTTTTGAAGGTAGCCAAGGGGAAGAGTTTACGGCCGATCTTAAAAGTTATTCCGCAAAAGGTTTCGTTGTCCGGCATGGAGGAACGAAAGCAGCATCGGAAAAGGCACAACGACAAAAGGAAATATATATAATGCCTCTCATAGAGGATATAAGGGCAAAAAAAGCGGTTTTCAACGACATTTACCGAAAAGAAATGCTTTCGTCTGTTACGCCCGATATTCTTTCCTATATTGTGAAACTATTTGGGGAAATGAACGGCGTTGAAGATGTCCAGAAAATCCTAAAACAGGAAAAGAAGATCAATCTGACACAAAAGGAACTTCTGTCCATCTTTGCAAGAAAAAAAGCGGAAATAGAAAGCAAGCGTGCCGTGTTTCTCGCTTCGTCCAATCAATACAAGGTCGCAACGGAAGCCGGGAGACTGCAAATCATCAACTCCATTATCATAGACCTACAGGGAAGGTATCATAAATACTTGGAAGAAGGTTTAGAGGATAAGGCATTGATATTTGAAAGAGAGATCAGAAACATGCTTGAACAAGCAAGGAAGGAAGTAAAGGGAAACGAACTAAAGCTGACCGTGGACGGAAAGATAGATATTACGGCCACATTGCATGGACAGGAAAACGTTTCACGTGTGTTCCGTACACTTCCCATCAATTCGATTATAATTGGTCTTGTCGCTGCCAAATCCGGTCTTGATCCTACAGTATTGGTGCATCAGCTTGCTACAAGTTATTATAAGGACTTCAACGGCTTTAATAAAATGATACTTGGAAGGGAAAAGATCATGCTGCCAGGTGATCTGATTCGCGCTGCCAATTGGGACGAACTTGAACAGCAGAACCAAAAGTTCCTGGATGAAATGTCACCTTATGAAGCACAGGAGGCCACTTATTTGGATGATGAAGTGAAATTATCTGTGAAAGAACGCTTGAAAGCTCTTAAACTGAAATAGGGTATGACTATCAAAGACAGGAAAATAAACGTGTATCTAAACCGTTTAAAAAGGTTCAATGAGCTTTGCCCTAAAAATGGTTTCTATTGGGGAGGACTGCCCATTACACCCATTACAGATAGAAATATAAAGTCCAAACTAAGGGAAATGGAAGAGGACGAAATAGGAAGGAAATTGCAATGGCTGGAAAGAGGGATAAAACTTTTGGAAGGACAGAACCGGGAGAATGACGGAAGAAAGAAGTTGCTACCAGAACTTAAAAGGTATCTTGCAAGAATAGAAAAAGGAGGAAAGGTAAAAATAAGTCCCTCTGTAAAGGTTTTTCTTGTGAACACAGGACTAAGAGCAAGTCTGTCTCTTCTAAAAAGAGAAGGTCAAGAATGGATATTATGCGATTACAGAGGAACAAGAATAAAAATGAAAATGCAAGAAGAAATACTGCAAAAAGAAATCCTGTTTAGACTGAAAGCAAGATTTGATCCTTCCATCCTTCCAAACAGGAAAACAGTTTTCAGAGCTTATGATTAAAGCATCCTATCCCAAAAACAACTCTCCATGAAGTTCGGGGTATTTTGAATCTTTGGGAATTGTCATTACTTTTACAGTGTCTTTTCGGATAGGCATTGTTTCTTTTGCCTGGGTCGCAAGGGCAGAAAATGAAATGGGCTTCTTCTTTTCGTTATACATACTTTTAAATATTTTGTTTAAACAAAGAGAAAGGGAGTAGAGAACCTACTTGATTGTTTCTGGTTCAAAGCTCCCTTTCAAGATTAACGTAATTTACTAACAACGAGAATGTTAGATGCCTACTCTATTAAGGATTTCCGGCTTCCTCCTTTATTAGAAACGAACTTTATTGATATGATAAATTAGGATAGTCTTTCTTTCTCACCTCCTTTCCAGTTAATAGGTTAATAACTCGAATTTATACTTTTGCACATTATACAGGAAAATATTATTCAATTGTTATCCAGATTTCCTCCCCTTTGTTTTGAATTTCTTTCAAGATGGAAACAAGTTTTTGTTCATAGGGAGTTGAGTTAATTACTTTCCCTTTTACTTTGTTTTCACCGACAAGGATACAGCCGGCAGTGTCGGAAGCTGTGTTCCCCCGATGAATCAAGATACCATCGAAATTAGAGACATTTAAAAGTCTGGGCAGTTCTCTTTTAAATCTGGGAGACATGTTTACAACAACCTGATAACGTCCATAAGGAATAGCGGTTTTTCCGGCAACCTTTACCTCTCCATTGTCAAACTTTCCGTTTTTATTGGTATCTCTTACACGATCTTCCAAGGTGTCACAAAAATAAGTCTCATCAATGTACATCTTTCCTATTGTATAGGGATAATCAATAGGTGTTATTCTTTTTACTTTAATCTCCATAACCAATTGATTTTTAAAAGTTTATAATAAATCAAGCATGTCTTCTACTGTCACTTCCTTTAGGTTTATGCCGGGATATTCGTCTTTGATCAGTTCGTCTATGTATTCTACATCTTCAAACTTTTCCTGCTGGATCAAGAGATTTCTAAATCCTATGAGATAGTTAAGTCTTACAGAATCAATTCTTGAATCTATTGCCATGCAGTAGTGTTTCAAGTTCTTAACTCTCAACCAAAGAACAAATACAGTCCCCAATAGGAAAACCGTTATTATTCCCAGTAATACAATGCAAATTGTCGAAAATTCCATATCTTTTATCGTTTGTAAGCCATTTTTTCTAACTCCACAGTAGTTATATTCTCCGGGATTGTTTTAAGGCGTTTATAACGTCCTCTTTCAATCCGTTCTATAAATCCCGCTCTGTAAAGATAGGTAATAGTTTTTCTAAGTGTACCGTTAAAGAATAAATTACATCTCGACACATCGTAAAACTCAAATGGACGGTCTATGGAATTAATATGTCTAATGAGTTTTTGAAGCTCTGTTTCTTTCTTTCTGCTCATGTCTTGTTGTTTTAAATTGTACTTGTGAAAAACAGGAAAGCGTATCTTCACAGACCGGCTTTCCCAAAATGAATCTTAACTATTATGGAAAATATAAACTGTTTTTATTCTATTTCATTCATTTTCATGTGACTTAAAATATGTACGATTACATCTACTGTCCAGCCGTTTCCAAGCATCCTGCATTGTTGTGTTGCGCTGCATTCCCATTTATACCATTCCGGTATTGTTTGCAATCTTGCACGTTCAACAGGAGTAAGCCTTCTTATTCTGTCTTTTTGATAAACAAGATCATACATGCCGGCACCACCAAGACATAATGTTTGGGATTTTTGGTTTTCTGTTCTGCAATCTACACCAAAACCGTTTCCATTGGATTTATTTCTTTCAAGATGTCGTTGTAGCCCTGCCAATGCTTTTTCTGAAAGAAAGCGATTGTCTTCCAAGACTTCTTCCATTACATCCTTTAGGACAAGACCTCTGTCTTTCGGCAAAGGAATACTGCCATCGTTTATATTTGTCCAATAGATACGTTTCCTATTTTGCGCAGAGACCAACGCAGAGTTTATGTGAACGCCTTTTGTATTTAAAGCCTTATCGAATACCGATTCCCACCTTTTGCCCATTTCCACATTTTCCAATAGAAACAGGACATTTGGGTTTATCTTCTTTGCTTTTTCCAAAATACGAACAAATTCCCAAAACAGATAAGATTGACCTGTAAACTCAACTCCTTTGCTTTTTAGGTCAAGATATTACTCCAAAGAAAGGACTTCAATGTTTTCTTTTGTAGAAAGACCTTCTCTTTTACCAATCATAGATAAATTGTAGCAAGGACTTCCACCTAAAATCAAATCTATTTTCTCTAAATCAGCTACCTTTATATTCCTTACATCTCCTAATTGGATTGTATCAGGAAAGTTAAGCTGGGTTTGTTTTATTGCAAACTTGTCTATCTCGCTTGCATAGTATATGTCGGGTTCAATTCTCAATTCTTTTAACGCTATCTGTCCGCAGGACATTCCGTCAAACAAACTAAGTACATTCATAATATCAATCTATCTCTATATATGTTTCTATTTCTGTAAGAGTGACGGATTTAATAACCAGATCATTAATATCTGACAGAAAATCAAAATACAGCTTTGTTCTTTCTATGGCTTCCGTATCGGAATCGGATTTAACCATCAAAACAGCTTTCTGCATTTTTACTTTTCCTTTAGGGGTCGCTTCTGGATAGTAGGAAACGACTTTGAAAAATTTCTCTCCCTCTCCTACTACAGAAATAATGTCTGTTTCCTTGATAGGAGAAATCCTAAAATCTTCATTTGTTTCTTTGCTTCCCCAATCAGTAGTGATCGCTTCTACTTCCGTATAGGTGCAAGCCCTGGCAAGAATAGTTCTTTTAACAGGTATTCTTGGCGGTTTAAAACCGTCTGGATTGTCTGTCCAGTAATTTATAGTTGATTCGAAATACATACTGTCATTAGATTAATGATTGTAAAATAATTCCTTTTGTAAAATCGCATTCTTCGCTACCTCTTGGAATGATAACGAAATTCTTAGACGGCGATTCCATCTTAAAATTGTAGGTTATTTCCGGGTCGGGAAGGAAAGATGCTTTTTCTATGTACAGAAACTTTTTGGCTTTCTTTCTCCATGCGGAAAAATCATAGGAGAAAAGCGGTATCCCTTCTGCCGACAACAAAGACATCCAGTTTCCCCACATATCCATTACAAGAAGTCCTGCTGTTGCCTTGAAGCTGTCGCCGGTATTTAAAGTAAAATTCATTACATGGTTGTAACCGTCTTTGATACACTCTGCAAGCTCCCTCCCAAATTCTGAATGATTTTTTAATGTGACTGCAAGAGTGAGATGCCCGGTTTCATATATCTCATCACATCTCATGGCTCTTGCGTCACTGTCTAAAGCAACAAGGACATCTTTTGTGATTCCGTCATTCTTCCCCATCTTCCTTTTTATTAGGGATAAGAAGAACGGATGGTACGCCATTACAGCCTTGGTTCAAAGGTATCTCATTCCATTTGCCTTTTGTAATGGCTTTCACTTTCAAGAATACATCCAAAGGAACACCCAACATTAACGGTTGCGGTTTATAGGAATGATCCTTTCTCCATTTTGCCATTTGAAGCTCGATGTTTGTCTTTACAGCTTCCATAGAAGGTAAATAAGATCCCAGCTCTTCTATTTTGCTTGCATTGAAAAGCGAAATTTTCCCATTTTCATGAGGAACAATGATATAAAATTTATTCTTTTTCATCTTCTTAGTTTTTGATGTTGCAAATGTAACATTATACTGTTACATAATCGCTCTTTTATAGTTAAAATACGTAAAATTGTCAGTTTTTCTTTCTTTTGTTTGTTACTTATAAAGGCGATTCTTCTGTATTTATATGGCAATAAACCAGTTCTTCCTTTGCCCTTGTAATAGCAACGAACTTCAAGCAATCCTCTGCATACAAGGCTTTAGGTGTCTTTGCAAACTTGGAAGGAATTAATTCAGGATTTAAAAAGAAAACCCGTTTTGCTTCCAACCCTTTGCTTTTGTGTATGGTAGAAAGAATGATGCCGGTTTTATCGTCAGAGAAAATGTTTTTGATCTTTTGTTTCAAAGCTAAAAAAGAACCAGGGAAACGCTTGTATAGAATTTCAATGATAGAAACTTTTTCTTTCAATGCCACATAAGAAGCGTTGTTGGTAATAGCGATTTCAGACAGACCTTTTCCTTTTAATTTAGAGACTTTATCGTCTAATAGGAGGTATAGGTCGTCCAAACGTTCCTGTCCATCTAAAAGCCGGCAAAGACTTTTTCCAAAATCCCGTCCCATGATGGATGCTTTCTTTCCTTTTTCTAATAGCATAATAAAAGTGACAACTAAAGGAAAGTTGTTCCTACAAAGAACAAAATCCCCGCTTTCGGCTTCAAAGATGTCACCACTTCTTACAACACCTTCTTTTGCTGTGGGAACACATTCTGTACCGGGAAACACTTCATTCGCTACTTCGGCAATTTTCTTTGCACATCTGTAAGTAACAGAAAGTGGGAGGCAAATTGTATTCGGCATTCCTTTTATAGAATTGAATACATCCAAATCGGAACCCATGAAATTATAAATAAGTTGTTTTGAATCCCCTACAGCAACAAACCTTCCTCTTGGTTTGATATATCTTTGTAAAATTTCCTTTTGAAGTGTGAATAAATCCTGTCCTTCATCTGCCATAACAACTTGATACTTAGGAAAGTTCATTTCATCCACAAAATTATATGGAATCCATAACATGTCCGGAAAGTCCATTTTGAAAGATTTGTTGTCTTGTATTTTGGCACAATCCTTTCTCCATCTTTCATTGATTTTATTCAGATCATTTATCATTGAATTTTCATAATCCAAATCATATTCAATACAAAGCGCAGAGACATTTCTTTCGTTGATTTCACAAAGCGACAGCCTAATCTTTTCCCACAATTCTTGTAAGGCAAAATAATATCGCATTTTCTCTTTGTATTCCTTCTTCCTAAAATCAAATAATTCCATACAAAGAGAAAAGCATTTGTTTTCTTCAAGCTGCATTCGGAATCGAAAATTTTTCATTAATGTACGAAGTCCCATTGAATGAAAAGTGTTGCACTCTACTGTAGTAGGTAGTTTTGTTTTTAGCTCTTCTGCAATACTTTTGTTAAAAGCCATAAACAAACAACTTGTACCTTCTTTTGTCCGATTGCATAGCTCTTTGAGTGTATGTGTTTTACCTGAATTATGAGTGATAGTAAAATCTCCTAATAGAAATCTTTCATCTTTGTCAACTTTAAATCCATACCATTTTCCTACGCCTATTTCTTCTATCCAAAATCCTGTCCTTAAAACTGTTTTTATTTGTTTTCTTTCTTTTGCTTTTTTTCTCTCCACCTTTACTGGGATAATATTTGTATTGCCACTAATACTAATGCTATAATATTCCCCCTCAAAGTTTAAAGATTTTATTCTTCCAATCTTTTTACAACAATACGCTGCTAAACCAAGACTTCTACAAAGAAATACTACCAAATCAGCTATTTCTTTGTATTTAGTAATTAATTGATAGCAATTATTGTTATCAAGGTGTCCGTCTCCATCTAATATGCCGGCAATAAGATTTAGCCTGTTTTCCTGTGAATTTATAAAATATTCTTTTGGTATATTCAAACGCCCCTTTTCTTTGGCAAAATTTTTTAATATTGCTCTAATAGGATTTATTCTACCTTTTCTCAATTTCACGTTTATACCATAGCAGCCTCTTTCTTTTCTTTTATGTACAGATACCTTTTCTCCTTCAAATTTAAAATTTTCAAGATAGTTTATTAATACTGTATCATTTTCATTTATAGAAAAATTAGAAACATCATTTTTATTTTTGCTTCCTTCTGCTATCCACAATCCTACAAAGTAAGGATCAAGTGGCAATTCCTGTTCAGGGAAATCAACTCCAGTCCTTTGTAATTGAAGTTTCATCTTTGCCCCTGTTGTTTTTTCAACAGGTCTCTTCAAGATTTTAGATATAGGATAGTCTACCAAAGGATTTAATTGATTTTCTTCTTTTTTTACCTTATTGTTTCTTGCTATATTTTGATCATAAACAGTCAATAAATGCTGACTATTACAAATCCAACTATCACCTTTAACTGGTTTTATTTTATATAGCTTATCAATACCTGTTGATACCGATAAAACGTTTCTTGGTGTTGAATCTACACCCATCACCTTGTCACCTACTCTTATGTCCTGTACAGGTTTGATAGAACCATCGTACATTAATATGGGAGTGTCCTTACCCAAACACCCCGCAGTTGCTTCTACCACTATGTTTTTATTGGTATTCTCGTAAGCATCGAAAATAGCCAATTGATACTTGCTCCATTCCATAATTCTTTTCGTTTGCTTTTATTGCTGTTAGTCTTCTTTTCTTAGATAGTGTAGGAACTCAAACGGCTCTCTTATGTCATCCAAATATTCTTCGTCCCATTCATTTTCATATGCTTCCCTCTCAAAAGAAATGTTTCTGTAAGCCTCATGGGAATCTTTGTATTGAATTAATCTTACAAGCCATTCTATCCCATACCATAAATAGAAGAACACTACAAGAAGCTCTATTTGCTGCTTTAGATGAATATTCTCATGTATAATTGTTCTTATTTTTAAAGGCTTATATTCTTTCCTTGCAAAAATGAAAGGAAATAGAGTGATTGATATAAATCCCTTAAAAGGGATCAAGCTATTGTAAATGATTTTCTTTTTCATACTCTTTAAAATTTTTGTAATTAGCCATATAGTCTGCAATGAAATTGCCGCATACAATAGGGTCACTATAGTCTTTCTGATGGCTTCTTATCCATTTTACGGAAACACGAAGTTTCCTATGCAGCATCATTTCCGAAAATATGGCATCCCATAAATCCTGGTTTTCTACATGAAGGTTCTCCCTTGCCCAATCAATGAACTTGTGTCGAAACTGATTAGCGACATACTGGCTGTCGATATGGAAGGTTGCCTTTACATTCAAATTCTTTTTTATCGCTCGAAGCGCAAGAAGAATCGCTTCCGTTTCTCTTCTTCCTGTTGTAGTATAGGAACGTCCTTTGGTTATATGATATTCCTTGTCTTTCCATTTGATGTAAACGGCAGAACCTCCCAGTTTTTTGGGATGGTTAGCATTGCAACTTCCATCCGTCCAAACCTCAATGATCCGTGTTCCCTTTCGTTTATCGCTCATTCTTATACTTTTGAAGGATCATAAGACTGGTATCGTCCTGGAATCCTTTGTTTAACATGTCCGTAACATCTTTCTTTCCTTTTAGCATCTCCCACAAGTCCTGGTCGATCGTTTCTGGTGATAGCAGGTATTGAATTGTGACCGGATTCTCCTGTCCGCTTCTTTCCAATCTTCCTATAACTTGCACAAGGTCGCTCGGACGCGGTGGAAGTTCTAAGATAGCCATATTGGAACAGACCTTTTGAAGTCCGTCTACGCCAGTACCAAGACAGCCTATATTCGCAAAAAGCACCCTACTTTCCTTTTGTAAGAAAAACTTTTGCAAAATTTCATCTCTTTTCTTTGTGGTAGTGCCCCCTGTAATAAGAAGCCCTTCCTTAAACTCTTCGGCTATCTTTGTAAGGATTGTGGATTGCGAAGCGAATACCAAAAGTTTCTCTTCTTCGTTTGCTTCCATCCACTCTTCCACCCATTTTTTTATAAACTTTTCTTTACCTTCTAAGGATAATTGCTTTAATGTCGAAAGTTTTACAAGGAACTCTGCCCTTGCAGCTTTTTCAACCTTTTCTTCGTCCTTAAACTTATCTTCAATGAACTGCAAAAGATCATCCTTTGCCTTTTTGTAAGCTCTTTTATTTGTGATCTCGCATTCCACAACATTTTCCGAAATAGGAGGAAGCTCTTTCAGTGCATCTCTTTTGCTTACTTGGAAATAACAACATTCTTTCAAGAGACGATTCAGTTCCTTTATATTGGATGCTCCCGAAATATCCAGACCAAAATTCGTTTCCTTCATATTGCAGTACCTTTCAAAAAAATAATGATGATACTGGTCGTCTGGTGTAATTTCCTTTATCCTTTCTATTAACATCAGGATATTTAGAAGCTCTGCCGGACGGTTCATGATAAGTGTCCCTGTAAGCCCTATCACGGAAGGAACTTTATGTATCAGCTTTTTGAAAGACTTGCTTCTGATGGATTTTCTGTTTTTGAGAAAATGGATTTCGTCTGCTATCACAAGAGAGAATGATTTCTTTTTCATTCCATCCAATCTTATTTCAAGAGATGTTTTTCCGTTTTCTTTCGTGACTCTTTTCCCAAGTATGTCATAGTTTATCACTATCACATCTGCCTCAAAATCTTCTGGTGGGGAAGATGTGGAAATGATAGATACTCGCCTATCTGGGTTTGTTTCTTTCCACTCTCTTAACCAACCGGATTTTACAGAAGCCGGACAGACTACCATACAAGGAAAAAGATCAAGCATTTCAGCATAGAAAATAGCCATTTTTGTTTTTCCGCACCCCACCCCAGAACCATTTATATGGTTTCCGTGATTGACTGCGTAATAAAGATAGTCCATTTGATAGCTTCTCGGCTTTTTTAAAAGAGGAAGATTGTCTATCAATAGTTCTATATCCTTTCGGGATAAAAGTTCCTTGTAAGGCTTTATTTCGGCTTTGCAACCGTCACGAACCATAGAAAGAGGGTCAACTTCTTCTATTTCGTTGTCGGAAACAAACTCTTTTAAAAGGAAATCTTTTGCCGGATCGGATTTTATGTATATTTCCTTATTGGTAGCGTTGCGTTTAAAAGAGGAAATCAGTTTAAGGCTCTTATAAACTGATTTTTCTAAAGCACCAAAATACCAATAGTCCTTTTCTCTGTAATAATACATGTTATTTCTTTCTATTGTCTATAAATTCAAAATAATGCTTTCCGTCTCTGCATTTGATTTTCTTGATAATGCAAAATCCTTTTATGTTTACTTTTCCGTCTCTTTCCAATTTATCGAATATGATCTCAAAAAGTAAGGAGATAATCTTCTCTGCCTTCCGCATAGAAATAAAACTTCTAACGTTTGTTCTAAGTTCCAATTTATTCAATGCTTTCGTGAAGTTGAAAGCTATCTCCTTATAAATCTTACTCATAAAGTAATCTTTCAAATTATCTATTCAAACTGATCATCGTCGTTAGGATCATATACTTCTTCATCTTCGAAGTCATTAACCCAATCTTCTATCTCTCTTTCCATCCCATCTTTATTTCAAACTCTTCCGGTGTCAAAATAGGAATGGAAAGCTCTTTTGCTTTCTTCACTTTTGAAGAAGAACTTTCTTTGTCTTTCGTTACAAGGATGGTCGTGTTCTTCGACACTCCTGAAACAACCTTGTGTCCTTCTTTGGATAATCTTTCTTCCCATTCTTTATTTCTGAATCCTGTAAAGCATACTGATTCGGGATTGTCTGCAAGAACAACATTGTTCTTTACATAAGAGATAGGGAACGGTGAATTTTCAATGATATTAAAGAAAACTGCAAGTCCATTATTAAAAGAAGTGGCAGTAGTTTCAGCAACACCATCAATAGAAAGAAGTGTTTTGTTGGGTAATGTACCGTCATTAAACAAGACTTTTACATCTTCGTCCGACAAAGAATCAAAAATCATCTGACAAGTCTTTTCTCCTATCACACCACCGAACACATTATAGGCGGTAAGGATTTTTGCAAAGGAAACTCCATTGTCCGCATATTTATCGAATTGACCTCGTAACTTTTTGGACAATTTCGCTCCTATTCCTCCAATTTGAGACAATTCCTTTTCACTTGCATTCACAATCTTCTCTACACTATTAAGTCCTCCTTCATAGAATTTTCTAACGGTGGCTTCTTGCATTTCTTCCGTTTCAAGCGTTGTAAAGAAATAAGTAATTTGTTTGATTATCTTTTCTTTGCAGTCAGGATTGATGCAAACAATATCTGTAAGCGTTTCGTCCCATTTTAACGGATTTCCGCAAGAAGGACAAATCATCATACCATCGCACATTTCACGAAAAAGTTCCACACTGTAACTGATCGTTTCCAAATGTTTAGGGATAACATCTCCGCTTCTTGATACGACAATATAAGCATTTGGTGAAATATGATTGTCCGTAATATATTTAGCATTATATCCGGTGCATCGTGAAACAGTCGCTCCGTCAAATTCCACCGGATCGAATACGATTACAGGTTTCGCTTTACCGTCTTTTGAAATACTCCATTCGATCTTCTTAACTTTCGTTGTAAATCTTTCCTGCCAGTCGGGATTCTTGTAAGCAATAGCGTAACGCGGATTCCCATTAGGCAACCGTCCTAATTCTTCTCGTTTTGTTTTGTTATCAACTTCGATTACAAGTCCATCACATTTAAAATTCTTGATTGATTCAAACAAATCGTTTAGATAGGTGAGGGCTGTTTTATTATCATCGAACACGCCGGCGGAAGTTACCCAATACTGTGTAGCGTAATTCCCATAATCGTTTCGAAGTTCTGCAAGCTGCATGGATTTATCTCTGTCAGAATCCATAATGCCATATCTCACATAAGCGGTATTTCCAAGAACCTGTGCATTGAAATCATCTGCATTGAATGCACCGGCAACAGCATTCCTTGCACTTTTATACCCAAGAGGTTTTACGTTTTTCAAGAACATACCGATAGGGATGATCGCTTCTCCGAAAGTAAAACACCCCCTTTTGTTTATAGGATTTCCATGATTTACATAACGGTAATGATCCCGGCTATTCTGTCCTTCCGTGCCATCTCCCCTTGTCCAGCAATCATTTGTTGTTTCATCAACTAGCAAAGAAATACCATCATATTTAGGCGTAATGACAACACGGTCGTTAGGCGACAATTCCCATACGTCCTTTACCCATCTTACAATCTCGTCCACCGTCTTGACCTTTTCCAAAGAAAACATAGGAAAAGGCAGTCTTTCCATGCGATCCCCTTTTACACTTTCTTCAACGATAGCCTTTTTTAGAATATCGCTGTCTGGGAAATGTCTTTCCAATTCTTCTTTCATCCTGTCATACTCCTTATCAGACATGATAGGATTTCCTTCTCTGTAAAGCCGATTGGCTTCTACAATTTTTTCTTCCAGTTCTTTTTGATGCATAAGCATATCTCAAATATTTTTTGTTGTTTTGAGTAACACAATCAATGCTATAAGAATAGTGAAAGCTCCTATTGCTATTCCTCCCAAAAGATAAAACATCTTGTTTGGGGTAGCCTTCACTTGCTCTTTCAATGTTCCGTTTTCTTGTGATATCTTTGACAGCCTTTCTCTAAGGCTTTTCACTGTCAATTCAAGACTATCACAAGATGCTTCTATGAAAATGGTGTCTCCTTTCTTTTCTATGGAAAGGTTAGCTTGTCCTTTGTTTGTCTCTTTCTTCTCCCCATCTTCCATTTTCGAAGGGTTGACTACCATATTGACAATAGAATAGGGAACTTTTACAAGGCTGTCCGTCATTTCTCTTTCCCAGACTAAAGAGTCCTTTAAAGTAAAAGTGTAATCCATCTTTGTGGAAACACGGCTTTTGCAGCCTCCCAGTCCTATGGAAAGACAAATAGAAAGACAGGTGATTAACAATACATTCTTTTTCATTTGTCCTTTAAAATTGCTGTTTTCAAAAACCCTATGATACCCATTCGGATAGATTTCAACTTTCCGCTTTTCAGAATGTCTATCTCTATACTTCGGTAATCTCTTCCTACGCGAACAGACCTCACTTCCGCTTCTTCACCGGTAGGAAGAACAAGCATCTTTCCTACTGCTTTATCAAGAATACAATCATTTGCTGAGTTCATGAGGCTTCAATACGTTTCTGTAAATTATAAAGTTATCGTGTCCAAACGCTACAGACACAAAATCACTTTCTTCGATAAATTTCTCTACAGTAGCTTCCGAGTAATTGGTAAGGTTCACTTTGTTTGCAGTATTTGTAATGTCGTAACCCTCCGCTTCATTCATAAAAAAGTCTCTTGTTTTTCCTTTGAAGTTAGTAAGAGATATACATCTTTCCATTTCTCCTTTTGAGTTGACAAGCACGAGAGTGTTCCTTTTTGTCGCCCTATAGATGTATTTTACATTTTTATACAATAGATTTTCCATCTTTCCTTATATCTTTACGTTCAACATGTTTCTGATTGCTTTTTCCTTATAGTGACGTATCTTATCTTCGCTGTTGTCCTTTTTAGAAAGTGCCTTAGACCTTTCCTTCAACACCTTTTTCTTGTCAGAATCAGACATCATTTTAAACTTGCCTATTGAAAGATTAGGCATTTCTGCGCTCTTTTCTTCCTCATAAGACATTTGCTTTCCGCATTCAGGACAAACTGGAATGTTCATAGGAACAAGTTTTTCATCACGAAACACATACTTAGGATTCGCAATTGGTGACCTCATTCCTTTTCGGGAGCAATTCTCGTTCTCGCAAAAAATTCTTATCATGTTGTAGATTTTTAATTTTGTCTTTCAAAATATGAAGAGATTCTTCTACTGATTCAATGTTGTTAATGTCTTTCACACTCTTTTTCAAGTAGCTCAAATCGTGTTCAATCCCTTCAATCCTATCAAGGAAGGAAAGTACAAAAATGTTAAAATACTTCTGATTAGCCATTGTTTTATAGTTTTTGTTTGTTACTTTTTTGATGTGGCAAATGTAATACTTTATTCTTACATGTCAAAATATATTCTTACATTTTCTCACTTTCCTTCTGTTGGTTGTTTAGAGAAGGCATTTCCTTCTTGCATATTCCGCTATCAAAATTCCGTCTCTATCAGAATGTTTGTCCTTAACATCAGGGAACAACCTTTTACCTATATCAAGAGATGCCTTTTTCAATTCTTTAGTGCCTGCGACTCCTTTAGGTAGCATTTCCTTTTGCCACTCTTTGGAATCTATGAACATATAAGGAACATCATAAAGCTCCAATACGGTAAGTTCTGCTTCCAAAGCCCGCATAGCGGAACATGTGGCATCAAACCTTGCCGGATTTTTCATAGGACGTTCCAAGACAGCCACACATAGTCCGTATTCTTTCAACGCAGAAATTATTTCGGCAAGTGCCGTTACGTTCACTCTTGACACATTCTTCTTTGCTTTTGTGTAATCCTGCCCGAATGTGATAGGTGTTTCCATGAACTCATAATAGGTCAGTTCTTTCCCTACTATGCCTATAGAACCAGTCACACCATTATCTATCCCTATATAAAACTTCGATTCTGTTTTCTTGTTCATTGTTCAATACGGCTTATGCCGTTCTCCTTTACTATTTTAAGCGTTTTGCATGAAGCGTTTTCATTCGAAATATGAGTTGTAACAAGTATAGGAAACTGAATGAACTCCAATGCTTCTATCACGTCGTATAGGCTTTCTTTCGATAGTCCTTCTGTGATTTCATCAATGGATAGGAATTGCAATCCTCCCCATTTGTTCGTCTCGTTTATCATCCCTTGTATGGCTATAATCAGGGCAATTTCCACTCTTGCACGTTCTCCTCCACTATAATACCAAAAGTTTTCCGGTTCATCCCGGACTACATAAGGCGTTATCTCTTCTTTTATGTCTCCATCCGCTTTCGTCTTAAATCCTTCTATGACAATTCTAAGATCGCTGTTTTCTGCTTTCAGAATATTGTTTGCCCGAAGTTGGATATTCTTTAACTGTTCTATTGCAAGGTACATCTTGAATGATTTGAATCTTCCTATCCACTCTTTCTTGCGAAACATTTCGTTTTCCAATTCCGTCATTTCCTTGTCATACCCTGCGATAGCAAGCATCATTTCTTCTATTTGCTTTTCCTGTGAAGAAGTATCAATAGAAGAAGGCATTTCCTTTTCGATTTCCTTTATCTGTTTTTCCAGACGTTTTACATCTTCTTTTCCGGCAGCTATGTTTTCTAAAAGCCCTTTGTTTCGCTTTTCAAGAATGGAAATATTGGACTTTTCAGATTCTATTTCACTTGTGATCTTATAGACAGCAGATGAGATTTCTTTTCCTGCTTCCCGGATTTTGTCAAGTTCATCCTCCTGTTCGTTTTTCACTTGAATGAAAGAAGAAATAAGGTCTTCGTATTCCTTTAGGGATTCATCCAAAGATGTTATTTCCCCGACAACTTCCTTTTCCTGTTTCCCTATTTTCTCTTTTTTCTTCTCTTCCTTTTCAAGTGTGGTGTCTTGAAGTGTCAAGAACTTATGCTTGCATTTAGGACATGTAATCGTCCCAGAAAGGTTTACAAGAACTTTCCGAAGAGACACTTTCAGTTCGTCATGGATTTTCGAAAGCTCCTCTTTTGTTTCCAAAATCTCATTCTGATCTTCTTTAGCTTTTCCAAGTTCCTTTTTGACGGATTCAATCACATCTTCTATTTCCTTAGTAGAAGGAAGTTTCTTTTTCTTTTCTTCGGCTTCTCGAAGTTCTTCTTCCAAGACTTCAAGTGTTTTCTTTCCTTTGTCAATGTTTTTCTTGTTATAGTCAATATTGTATTTAGCAGAATCAATATCTTCTTTTAAAGACTTGATTTTACTTTCCACCCTTTCGATCCTTTCCTTTCGATCCGCTTCGAAGTCGAAATTAACGGCATCCTCTATCATTTGCCGCAATGCTTCTACACTCCCTTCCGCACGATCTCTTTTGCTTTGGATAACTGATTTCTTAGATGAAATTTCGTCCAGTTCCTTTTGTATAATATCCTTACTGCCATCCAAGAAGTCATAATTGATAAAACGACTTATGAGAGCTAATTTGTCCGTATTAGAACTTTTAAAGAACGACTTGTAATATTCTTTACAGATAAGAAAATAGCTTTTCAAATCTTCCGGTGAAATACCCATCCATGAAAGGATATAGTTGTTGCCGTCTTTTACAGTAGCAAGACTGACCTGTTCTCCATTCAACGACACATTAAGTTTACTGCTTCCTTTTAAGGGTAAAATGCGCTCAATATGGAGAGTTTCTTTCCTTATGGGACATTCTATATCAAGTAATACTTTCGCTTCCTTCTCGCCGTTTCGAATCAGTTTCTTGTCAATACTGCTCCGGTAGTTGTTGCCTGTTATGGCAAAATAAACTGCCTGTTGCATAGAAGAATTGTGAGTAGGTGTGTAGTTGTTCGTGATAAACATTCCGTCCTCTCCCGAAACGGTAATACATTGTTGCTCTTCCGCACCCATACAGGTAAAAGAAACCATCTTTTTAGACGGTCTGCCGAAACACCCAGGAACTTCAAAAAACACTTCTTCATCTTTGCTTCTTTCCATGATTTTGCCAAGCGAAATTACAGACCATTCTTCGCTTTGGTTTGTTCGTACTTTCCATAAATGCTCTTTATTGCATTTTACTTCCGTACCGTCAGAAAAAGTAATCTTGTATGCAATATCTGTATCATGAAACGGAATCGCTCTCACCACCTGATAAGCACCGGAAGGATGAAGGATAATGTCTCCTACTTTGATATTCCTCATCTTTACAAACCCATTAGGGGTAAGAATATCGGAATCCATCGTCAACGCTTTACCGCTACCGTTACTGCCTTGATTGTCGTCTGTTTTATTCAATCCCACAAGTGCGGTTACCCCATCTTGAAATGTGTATTCAAAATGCTCGAATGACACAAAATTAGTTGCTTCAATCTTGACCGGCTTCATCTTCCACCTCCTTGTTTTCAAATGTTACTTCTTTCTTTCTGAACTCTGAAAGGACATCTTTTTTAATCTTGTCAAAAAGTTCTGTTTCTTTGATCAGCTTTTTTCTCGCAGCAGGGAAACCAAATCCTACTTTTTCTTCTCCGTAATAGATATACGTTCCTTTCTTTGTAAGTACACCTAAGTCCAATCCCATGTTAAGCATTTCCATCACCTTGTCAATGCCTACACCGAAACGGATAACAATATTGCAAGTTTTCATAGGTGGAGCAACTTTGTTTTTCCTGCATGTGATCTTCACTTTGTTTGCAACGGACACTTCACCCTCCTTATCAGAGCCTACACGGGCAAGTTCAACCCTTTGACTTGCATAAAAAGGTATGGCAAAACCTCCCGGAGTAGTGGTTGCATTTCCATACCCGCCTATATTCGATCTTATCTGATTGATGCAGAATAAAATGCACCCTGTTTGCTTGCAGATGTTTTTCAAGATATTTACCTGTGAGCTTAAAAGCCTTGCTGTAAGTCCTATGTGAGCATCTCCAGCTTCCCCGTTCAAAAGAGCAGTAGGAACCAGCCCTGCAATAGAATCAATCACCACCAATCCAATAGAAGGTTCATTGCACATTTCCTTTGCTATTTCTAACGTTTCCTCTGCTGTGGAAGGTTGAGAAAGAATGAATTTGTCAGGAGAAAGGTCTACCCCAATAGCTCCCATGTATTTCGGATCAACTGCATTTTCTGTATCAAGATACCCTACCGCCATTCCTTGTTTTTGGATTTCGGTAGCAAGATGGAAAGCTATACTTGTCTTACCGGAAGAAAAGCCTCCGTAAGCCTCCACAATACGTCCTTTTGCCCATCCTCCACCAAGTATTTCATCTAACAGGAAAGAACCTGAATGCACGAACTCTATATCTTGCTTCTTTCCCGCTATGGCTTCCTTTCCGAACCTACTTTCAATCCGGCTTATAAGATCACCAAGACGGTTCGGTTTCTTTTCTTCTTTAGGTTGCTGCACTTCCCCAGTTACTGCTTCTTCCGTTTTCTTAGTTTCCTTTTTCTTCGCCATACATCAATTTGTCTAAAATTTCTTTTCCTTCTTTTTCGTCATATTCGTTTTCCTTGCAAAAAGCGGAAAACCTTTCTTCTATGTCCTTTTTGTCAAGTGTCTTTACTTCTGCCAACATAGAATGTTTTTCTTCCACTTCCTTAAACTTTTTCTTGATATCTATGCCTTCTTTTGTAAAGGCATCCTTATCAAAGGCATCGAGTGAAGATTGTTCTCCCCAGACTTCTACCCTTACACGGGCAGTAGGGTTCTCCTTTTTGAATTTCTTGATAAGTGATACTGCCTGTTTGTGGGGAGTTTCCCCCAAATCAATTTCTAGTTTCTTAAACACTTGCCCTTTTGTAGAAGAAACAAGGTCTACATTCAAATCCGAATCCAAAAGCCAGAAACCCTTCTTTTCATCTTCCCCAAAGTTGTTTTGCTGGACACTTCCTAAATGATAGATGTTCTCTCCTACCCGTTGGTAGTTATGATAGTGTCCCAAATACACTTTTTTGAACATTTGGAACATGGAAGGTTTTAAAAGGTTGGACACTTCCGATCCGTCCATGTTCTTGCTTCCTGTGACCGCAAAATGTCCAAAGAGGATATTCTTCTTTCTTTTATCCCCTATTTCTTCCAGTTCATCCAAAAGAATATCATCTGTAAAAAACGGAAGAAAAAAACAATACACGCCTTCTACTTGCATCCCGTCCAGTTCTTCTACCAAAGTAAAAGACGGATGGTATTTAAAAGGAGTAAGAAACGATTTTTGGCTTGTATAGGATGTTTTATCGTGATTGCCAGGAATGCAGATCACATGGTGTCCACGTTTATCGTATTCTTCCAGAACATCATTCAATGTGGAAAGGCACACTTCTCTTTGCGATACTCTGTTATCAAAAATATCACCCAACCATATATGGGTTTGTATCTTTTTCTTTTCTGCCAAGTCAAGTTCTTCCAAAAGAATATCTTTTATAATAGTGGCATTATCGGCAGTAAGATGATGATCCGTTGAAATTATAGCTAAATATTTGCTGCTCATGATCGAAATTGTTGGGAAAGGGGATGGGAGATAAACTCCCTACTCCCCTTTCGGATTGATATATTAGAAAAACGAAAAGAAAATTATTTTTTCTTCATTCGGGCTTTTAGAGCTTGTAAGCGTTTTTTGGCTTCCAACAGCTTTTCATCATTGTCCGTCTGTCCTTCATCAATAGGAGATTCCTCTTCTTCGGGACGTTCATCTTCTCCATCTCCCTCATCTTCGGCTTCCGGTTCGTCTTTTGCCCGATCATCGTCAGATTCGGTTTCATGTTCCTGGTCTGCATTCTCTTCTTCATCTTCCGAGAAAGGCAACGCTTCCCCCTTTTGCGCCAAATCATACCATTCACGAAGTTCTGTGATTGTAAGATCGGATGGAATTTCCATGCCGGGATATTCTTCATCAATATATTGCGACAAAAAGGCTTTCATTTTGGAAAGCGGAGGATAGGAAGCGACTTTTGCAGCCTTTTCCGAAGCTGGAGCTTTTACAACCTGTTTCTTAGGCGCGGACTTTTCTTCTTCATCTCCTGGCTCTTCTTTCTTTGCCGGTTTCTTTGCTACAGTTTTCTTTTTACCAGCTTCTTCGTTATCTTCGTTTTCATCAGATGCAGTTTCCTTGCTCTCATCTTCTGGAAGCATTGCTGCCATTTCTTCAATTTCATTCAAGAACTCATCGTCGGAAAAGATATCATAATTGTTTTCTTCATCGAAGCGTTTCAATCCATCCAAAGCCATTTCAAAATCCTTTGCTCTGTAAGAATCTTTGTAAATTTCTTCAAGCGAAGGAACTTCATTCAAGAAATACCCCATGTCTTCGTCCGGGATAGCAGTTTCTTCAAAAAACTCATCCCATGATTGACCTTTCTTCGGCACGCCGGCAGAAAGTGAATAGGTCTTTTTGCCTTTATCATCTTCTCCCATCGTGATTACAAGAGGATAAGCACCTTCCATCTGTGAGAAGATATCAAATGAAACCGTATCATCATCAGATTGTTCTACAGAAATTTCCTTTATACGGTTCATCCATGTTCCATAAAGCTGCAAACGGGCAAAATCCTTGCTCCCTTGATACACATAGCAAACATAAGCCAGCGTAGGATTGATACCCCATACAAACTTGTTACCTTTCTTGTAGCCCATGATAGGATTGAGGTACTTGCGTCTTTCCGTATCATCTTGATATTCTTCGGATGCTTTCTTTCTCACATAGTCGCAATAAAGGACGATAGGGTCTTTTCCTTTAAGAAGGTTGCGTCCATGTACGTCCGCACAGAAGATATTTTTGTCTTTTACTTCCTTTCCTGTTACATTACCGTTCTCGTCATAAGTAGGAACTTCCACACGGAGCTTTGACATTTTGCAAGCGACATAGGCTTTACCCATTGAAGGAGCTACACGGAATGTATTCTTTCCCTTTTGGACGGTAGCGAATCCGGTATAAGATTTACCATCCCTTCGCATTGTCTTTTCTGCTTGCTTTACTTCTGAATCCAAATCTTCTACTGACTGTTTTTTGAACTTCGATCTGTCAAATTTCATAACTCTAATGTTTTAAAATGTTGATACTTAAATTATTTTGATTCTTTCACTTGCTTTAAAAACTCTGAAATGATCTCTTTTTGCTTGCTCTCAAATTCTTTTACAAATTCTTCTAATGCAACAACCTCCCCTTCTTTTGAAAGAATTTCAAAATAGGGAACTTTCTCTGCCACTTGCTTTAAATCTAATCCATAAGCCTCTGTTGTCTCATATTGCTTTCCGATTTCTTTTGCCGTTCTTTTACGGTACAAATCCCATAAATGTGGTGCATTCGTACTCTGTTCGATAAAATAATTTTCTGTCAATTCAATTCTCATCTTTACTTTTCTTTTTTAATTATGAATGTATTTATTTCTCCTTCCACTAAATTATCCAGAAATTCTTCCGGCGTAACCTTTGGAACTAAATTGTTTAATTTTCGGTCTTTCGACTGCAACGCCCAATAGAGACTATCTATTTCCGCCAAATGCTTTTTCTTCTTGACAAGTGTCTTTTGCATTGCATTAAGCTCTGGATTGATAGTAAGAATATCTTCCAAAGAACTTTCTGTAAGTTTCACAAGTCCTATATCTTCCACTTTGACCTTTCCGGCATTCACAATAGATTCCCGCCTTATCTCTGTAGAAAGCTGTGCTTTATGTACAGAAAATTCCAACTTTGCCGCCTCGTATTCAGATTCAGCCTGCGCACGAAGAAGGCCTACTTTGTTTAATAAGACTGAACTTGTAGCTATCTCCCCGTACAGATTGGAATGGTCTATAGAAGTTACAGCATCCATATCCAGTTCATTTTTAAGGTCGTTTGAGATCAAGACTATAGCCTTGTCACCAAAGCATCTCGTAAGTTTCATATTATCACACTCCCAATTTTATAAATTGACTGTTTCCATTTGCTTGTATCACATATTCCTCTTTAAACCTATCAAAAGAAACCTTTCCTGTAAGCAGTAAGATGTTCTTCTTGCAACTTTGGATATATTCTTCTTTGTCCATGTAGTCGGCAGGGAATATCACCACACGAAGGAATTTGTAGTTGTTTTCAAGTAGAAGGCTGGCAAACGCTCCTGTCTTCGATTCCTTTTCTTCCACTTCCAACACATACCCTCCCACCATTGCCATTTTATAGGTAGAACCGTCATAGTTCTGCAAATCGTCCACATCGTAATATTCCGCAGTCTTTGCTTTCGGACGAAGATATTCCTCTGTCAATTTCTTGTAATCAAAGAAAGCAAAACCAGACTTGTTTTTCTGTTGCAAAAGCCACCACCAATCCTTACCTATCTTGTTTTTGCTGAAAGCAACGCTGTATTCGTCCTTTTCCCTATCTATCTTAATACGATTCTTCTCTCGGTATTTCCCAAGCATATATTCCCTTGCAGAGAAGATATTGGAAAACTCTCTCGTTTCTTCCATCTCGTCAAAAGCACCTGAATAAATAAGATTTTCAACAGTGGACTTATTAACAGAAGAACCTTTAAAAGAATGACGGTCTACAAACTCTTCCAAAGAAAAATATTCTCCATTTGCATTTCTCTCTTTGATGATCTGCTCCTGTGCTCTTTCTCCTACCTGTTGGGTGGCATTAAGTGCCCAGTAAACACTGTTGCTCTTTTTGTCGCCTACGATACCAACATCAGATTTGTTGATATTGACAGGTTTGATTTCAATCCCTTCCGTTTGATTCATCTCATTGATGTAACGAGGGAAATCATCTTTACTTGCACGAGACAAGGCGACCGACCAAAACTCCAACGGATAGTGTACTTTCAGCCACAAAGAATTGTAAGCGTTGATAGCGTAACTTGCTGAATGTGAACGGTTAAAAGAATAAGCTCCAAACTTTTCCATCTGCTCCCAAAGAGCTTCCGCACTCTCTTTTGTTACCCCTTTTTCACCAAATCTCTTTACATATCCATCTACAAATTTAGGACGCAATTTCTTAATTTTGTCCATTTTTTTCTTACCAATTGCAGCACGTGCAATGTCTGCTTCTTCTTCCGTAAATCCAGCAAGGGTTTGAACTGCTTTGATGATCTGTTCCTGGTATATCCAGACAGAATAAGTATTTTCCAATATTTCTTCTGTACCAATAGGATATTCAGACTCTTTCTCGCCATTTTTCAATGCAATATAATCCATGTGAAAGCCGTTTTCCATTGGCCCAGGACGAAACAAGGAGAGTGCAGCAATCACATCATCCATATTTTTAGGCTTTATTTTCTGCGTGTAAGAAGAAAGTCCCTTTGCAGAGAATTGGAATATATCGCTAAGCCAGCCATTTGCAAAATAGCGGTACACTTCTGGATCATCATATTCTATATCTGTATAGAGATTGATTCTCTTTCCAGTATTCTTTTCTATCAAATTCAAAATGTCATTGAACTTGTCAAGCTGTTCGATCCCTAAAATATCTTCTTTCAAAAAGCCTGCCTCATCCATTTCTCCGCCTTCCCATTCGCTAACGACAAGATCGTCCACTTTTCTTACAGGACACCACTCATACATTGTCTTTTCCTTTGGGAAAATCATCATGGCACAAGCATGAATGGAAGCTGCCTTTTGTTGCCCAAGAAGAAGGAAAACGACATTCATCATTTCGGGATATTTGTTCACGAATTGTGCTATTTCTTCCTTTCTACAGGCAAGTCTTAGAAAATCTTCCTCCGTCTTCACATCTTCTATCATTTTGGAAATTCTTCTAAGCGTAGGAATGGAAGCTCCATAAATCTTTCCTACGTCATTTATAGCTTGTTTTATCTGCAAGGTAGTGTATGTACCTACAGAACAAACCTGTGTTTCTCCAAAACGTTCTTCCATGTATTTTTTAACTGCCGGACGATACTCTCCCGGCACATCTGTATCAATGTCTAACTCTCCCCCTTGTCCGAAAACAAGGGGGCAATTAATCAGGGAGCGATCCAGACACAAATCGCTCCACTGTTATTTTTTTAAGCTCTTTAATTTTCATATTTTCTGTTCTATCTATTAAACCAATATATCGTCACCTACTTTTAAATTTTTGGTAGTAACATTGATAGGAAGAATCTTTTTAGTTCCATCTTCCAGTGTCACTTCGTAAACTTCCTGCTTTTCAAAGTGTCCCAAACGTCCTTTTGTCAAAAATCTTTCAAAAAGTAAGTTAAACTTCAAAGGATGCGTATTTATGATACCAAAAAGATAAGAAATTAGTGAACCTGATGCACTTCCACGACCGGCACCTAACAAAATGTTGTTTTCCTTACACCAATTTACAATATCTCTTAGAACCAAAAAATAATCAATAACACCACCAAATTTAATAATGGATGATTCCCTTTCAATCCTTTCTACCAATACATCTTCTGAATAGTCTTCTAAAAGTTCCGGCTTATTCTCTATGCCTTCATAGATAAGGGAATCAAACATATCTTCGTTGGATTCATACTTTTCTTTTTCCTCTTTTGTCATTTCGTAACGAGGAAGATGTCTACTATCAGTAGGAATTTCAAAGTTGCAACTTTCCGCAATCATATCCATATTTTCCCGTGCCTTTAAATAAAAGGCTTCCCCTATAGACTGATCCCCAAATAAAGAAAGAAGTTCTTCCATGTAAGTCACTTCATCCTTAAAATACTGGTTGTAGGATTTATGATTAACCTTCTTTCCTATTTTATTTACAGTTTCCCTTAAAATGTAATACTCTGGTTCAATATAGAAGGCATCGCAAAGGGCAACTGGCTTCATTTTCGACTTATAAAAGGCTTCAAAGTTTGTAAGATATTCTGTATCTCTGTTGAACTTTGCATATTCCACTGTATCGGCTTGCCAAAACACGTTATACTTGTTTCTTAAAAGAATAGGGACATCAGTATAATCAATTGTTTTTGGATCAAAAACAATAAACACATCAGTTACATGCTCCGACATGTCTTTAGGGGTTATGAATTTACCGGAAGAATCACAATTAATGATCTTGTTTAACGCAAGAAGATGCTGCCACCCTTTCTCATTTTGAGCATAAATTTTGTAAGTAAACGAAATGTCTTTTTTTTCATCTTTTACAGGAACTTCCAGCCCAAACACAGGGATAATCCCTACAGATTTGCAAGCATTCTGAAATTTCAATGCTCCTGCAAGTGTCCCTTTTTCCACTATACCAAGACGTTCGATTCCTAAGAATTTGGCTTTCTTTACCCAATCGGAGTATAGACTTGTTCCGTTCAAAAGCTCAAATGAACCATGCACACCCAAAAAATTGGAAGAAAGTCCTGCCACTTCGCTTTGTCCTCTCCATTTTACACGGTTCAGCTTAGGGTCACGTTCCTGCCCTTTCTCTATAGTGTACCATACGCCACCAAAACGAAAGATATATCCATCGTATTCGGTGGCTTCATTGTCCCACCGAAAATCTTCATCAAAGAAATACCCATCATCATTTGGAGGAAAAAGCTCGTATGTCTTCCCATCAAACGACACAGTATAGTTTTCCCTGTCAGAAGTGTATTGTATTGTATTGGAAGAAAGATATTCTTCCAACTTGTTAAACAGATTTTCCATATTTCTTCTTTTCGTTTTCTATCGGCAAATATACAACTATTGTATTCAATAATTGAAGTTTTGCCGATTTTAACAATGAATTTAACGTAAATTCATTCTTGTAGAAAGTACACCCTTTATGAACTTTACCCTATTAAAAGGAGTGTCGTTTGGTATTACTTCGTAAGGTAATCTCTTGTCTATTAAGAATCTCCTTATCTCACTGTCCCATTTTCTTCTCCTGTTTTCGTCACTCAATCTTTCTCCATCACTTTCAACATTCCAATAGATAGGAAAATAAAAGATAACGGGAAGATAATATTCATTAAGACTTATCAAGTCTGACTGCCGCCTTAATTCATTATCTAACGAAATCGAATAGGGGAGTGTCCTTGTGAATGTATGAACATCAATAACGCTTCTATCGGAAATATAGTTTTCTCCATGTAGCACTTCAAGATACTTGTCGAATATCGCTCTTTGACTGGGGACAGAATTAAAGGAAGGGTCTATTCCCCCTTCCTTTACAAGTTGTCTTGATATGCTGCCTATTTTGGCGAATCTGGCAAACGACCTATCCTTTTCGATAAGATCAAAAACAGATGTCTTTCCAACGCAAGAAGCTCCTAAAAAAGTAACAGCACGTACCATAATCGTTACCGGTTGTCACCGTCCCCATGTATTTTATTCTCGGCTTTTCTTTTGGCCAACTTTTCCACATTCCCCTTTGCAATAGACATTAAAGAATAGTCGCCTTTATCTCCTTCAATGTAAACGGCAAGGTTCTGCAATCCTTGTAAAATTTGTTCCAAAGCCTTATGACACGCCTCTTTTCTTTTTTCCGGGAATCCAGCTTTGTAATCATCATCCCGGAAGAATTTCTTTACATGTCCGTTGATAATGCCTACTTGTTGTAGTAAATAAGAAGGACTTAAACGATAAACATCCTCGTCATTCAGTTTTAAAATGATTTCGGGAAATTCCAATTCCGGCAAATCAAGTTCCTGTCTTATCATGGCAACATACCAAAGGACATCTCCTATTTCCTTTATAATTTCCTTTGCTTCGGCTGCGCAATCTACTTTTTCATAAACTTCTGCCAGTTCATTGGTAAGACCCATTATTACATACGGAATAGCCACCTCTTTTTGGTAGCAAGCTGTTGAAGCTGCGTGAGCTTCATACTCTTTAAAATTCATGGTTCGAAATAATTTAATTGTTATTTAGTAATTCAATGCGCAATTCCAATATATCAAGATAGTCGCGCATCACTTCTTCTTGATCTTTCATTAGTCCCAATAAATCTTCCCCAACAATACTAATCACATTTTCTTTGCTAAGGAAATTCTTTAATTTGATATGTCTTTCTTTTAATTCATCATACTCAATATGTAAACGATCAAGGGGAGATTCTGCTAATTTATAAGCCTTTTCAAATACATCTTTTGGGCTCCAACTGGCATAACCATTATCATACTCCACATAATAACCATCTAACGTCTTTTCATTTTCAGTGATGGTTCTGTTTTTCTGCAACAATCCATTTTCATATGCCTCTCCCATTGTCATGGGTTTGGCACTAATCTGTTTTACTCCAATATACTTTTTCATGTCTATAATAATTTACCATCAAAACACATTACAAGTTTCTGTATTTTGATTTCTGAATAACTTACATTTTTTCTTTTCTTGTTTACTTGAATGCAAACCGTCTGATCCTTCATATTATTCCCTAATATAGGACATTCCTCTCCTTCATAGATCACTACCTGACCTTTTTTAAGCAAATGAACAACATCCCAATACCACTGTGAAGCACGCTTTTTACTATCATTACTATACTGGAAATTGGGAAGTCCGAAAGGATTCAAGAACTCGCTCTCATAGAAATTCATAAACTCTTCCGTTGACATAAAAATAGAAGATTTGAAATGACGTTTGGAAAGAAGCTCTATCCTTTCCTTTTTGAACTCTGCTATATCAGAAGCCATCTTGACAAATTCCGGACGATCAAAAATAAGGCTTCTTACTTTGTTTGTAAGGTATTCCAGTTGAAGTACCTTCAAATATTCGTCTACCGACAATTCTCTGCTTTTTTCCATGATGATATATGATTTTTGACAAAGTTAATTCTTACTACCACAACTTTTTAATTTTAGATACATAAAAATTAATAGGATCATAGAGATTGCTTAGCACATCGTCCAAATAATCTATATCCATATCTCCTGGATCAACCCCTGGCTTATAAAGATAGGCTATCTTTGTGTTGAATTTCTTTCCCAACATAAGTCCTGCGCTTTTCGATTCTTCCACAGTTGCATCATCATACATAAGGATCACATTCTTGATACCTTTTCTTTCCAAGTAGGAGATTTGTTCCTTGCTGATGCTATTTCCAAACGTAAAAACACATTTCAAACTGTTGCAATCCCAAAGCTGCAAAAGATTGTCTATTCCTACCTTGTCAAACAACCCTTCCACTATGATAACATCTTTGACCGAAGAAGAAAGCTCGTCAAAGCCTCCCAGTATCCTCGTGAAGTTTGTTCCTATGCTGTTTTCGTATCTTAAATGAGGTTTAGTCCCTGTTTCCTTTGCCCTTTCCAAATCCTTTTTATGCCATTCTTTAGAATACCTACTCCTTCCAAGCCATCCTACCAGTTTACCATCCATCTTCATTTTGAAAATGATATAGTTTCGCAAATTCTTTTCAAGAACGGAATTTGTTTCGGAAGGTTCAAAAAGATCGTAATGGTATTTCTTAAAACCCCTTCCATCAAGATAACTGTCTGATAATATTCTTTTAAGACGGAAAGGAAGTTTCGGAACAGGAAGCTCTTCTTCCTCGTTTTCCTCTTTCTCATCTTTCAAAGGAGTAAGTTTTGTGTTTATGGAATTTTGATATTCCATCCGTATAAGATCTTTTCTTCCTACCTTTTCCAAAAAATCCTTGAAAGATGCTTTTGTTCCACATTTCCAGCAATGGAAAACTCCCCCGTGCACATCTATCTTGACACCCCATTTCTTTTCCTTCCCACAATAGGGGCAAGGCATCCCTTTATTTGAAAGCCACCCTTGCGAACCGAATATTCTAAGTCCGAACACAGCCTTTACTTCTTCTTCGTCAATCCGTATCACATCACTAAAATTTAGATTATCCTTTTTAAACGCTTTCCATCTTTTGTTCGTCAGACTTTTTCTTCCTTGCCGTCTTTTTCGCTTCCTTCCTTTCAGATATTTGATTGTACATCTCCATTGTCCGTCCTCTGTGATAGAACCTGCGCTTGTCGTAATTGGTAGCAATCGTTATCACTTCTTGACTTTCTTTGTAGTCACGCAATTTGTCCACATAGATACGTGCCGTGCCGTTGGACTTTTCCTCTATTGTCATATTTAGCGTAAACACAAAGGAAAAAGGTTTTACAAGTGTCTTGTCTCCTTCCGTATAGGAACGGTCTATTACTTTGTCAGGATTGTTCCATACTTCAAAAGGCACATCACTTGTTTGTGTTGCTGTGATAATAGGAGCTTCAATCTCGTCGGCAAGGTTCTTTAGAAGCTGTGCGCAAGTCTGTAGCTTTTCTTTCTTGTGATCCGGGTCGCTGTCTATCTTTTTGGAAATGCCGGTCTTTACCAAGTCCAAAGAATCCAAAACTACCAACCCAGGAAAACGCCCATGTGTATTGAAATAATCATAACATAACTGCCTTACATCGCTCATAGAAGCCTGTCCGAACTTCTTGAAACCATACACCTCTATATCCGAACCGGCTTCCCTAATTTCTTCAATCGCCTTTTCGATCTTTTTCTTATCGTTGGGATCAATGTTACCTGATTTGATATTGGAATAGGACTGGTTTGACCAAAGCTGATCATATATCTGCATACAGGCTTTAACACCGCCTTCCAACTGAATATGAAGAACCGAAACGCCTCTAAGGGCAGCGGAATAGCCGTGCCATTTTAATACGGTCGTTTTTCCCGTGCCGCTGCGAGCAATCCAAAGCGTTGTATCACCTATTTCCATGCCACCGAAAGATACATCGTCCAACCTGTCAATTCCGAAAGGAATTTTTACCGGCTTTTCCATTATTGTAGCAGCATCCATGCGTCTTTCAAGCATACGCTGCTGGAAACCCCCGAAAACAGACTGGAAACCCCCTGATTTGGAGCGAAAGGACATCTCCACGATTCTTTGCGATTCTTCCGCGTTTATACGGATAGCTTCTTCCTTCTTTCCTTCTTCGTAAAGGTCATGTACCCTTTTGGAAAGAAGTTCAAATTCCGTCTCTTTCACAAACGATTGGAGTTGGTCTATTGCTATTTCTCTGTCTATCAAATTGGCTTTCTTTATTTCCTTTGCGGCATCCAACACAAAGTCATTATCGGAAAATTTTTGACAGATAGCACCAAGTGCAGGGAGTTTCCCCTTTTCTCTATATTGTTCGACAGCTTCTCTTAGTATGAATTTATACCCAGACCATTCTTTAGGGATCAATTCATATTTTAGATGCTCCGAAGCTATACACATTATGACTTCATCCGAAAACATCAATTTAAATATTTCGGACATAAAGCCAGGATTCAGTTTATTCACGATACCAAAATTTTAAACTAAATTGATACTAAAGCCACTACTTTCACCTTCTTCTCGTAAGGTATTTATACAAAAAAACGACGAAAGGCATATATCATCGTGTCCCGAACTTGCTTCCAGTTTTCCTTTATCACTTCTGAAGGTGATAGAAGCAAATTCACTGAACATCATTTCTACCTTTTCTCTTGTCTCGCCTTCCTTATAAGGAACTTTTATCTGACCTCTTTCAAACATGGCAGACAAAGAAGGAAGTCCGGTGTACAAGTCCTTCTTATTTCCTTCCGTAGTGGTAAATTGTTCGATATTAGTAAGTCCTCTTTCTCTTGCAAGTGCCGATAATATCCCCTGAAATCCGTTGGCTTCGCACACAATCTTGTCAGGCTTATACAGACGATTGAAAAGAACAATCTTGTCCACCTGCTCATTATGAGACATGCCTTTTGCACGGAAATAGTTTATAAGATAATAATTGCCTGAAAAGTCAACTCCCCAAACAGAATATACGGTGTAGTCAGCACCAATATTACCAGAGACGGCAAAGTCACACCCCACTACTACCCTTTGAAGTTCAAACGGATAGAACTCTATACTGTCCGCAAAGGAAACCTTATCCATGCCGGTAGTTGCCCTTCTAAGATATTCATAAGGGAAAATAGTTGAGTTATCCGAAATAGGAATCACAAGGTATTCTCGTGCAAACACAATAGAACCAAGCTCTATCCTTTTCCTTTTTATATCTTCAAACATATACCTGTCAGGAGCAAGAGGTCGTCCGTCTGGGAATATGATAGGATATTCGAACAGATAAAAACGCTTATCTCCCTTAATGACATTGTACAATTCGTTAGGAGCAGTAGAATAAGGCGTACCGGACACAATCAGATATCCGTAAGGCTCAACAATAGGAGTGATAGTTCCTCTAAATGTTTCCTTTAGCTTTTCTCTTTGCTCATCACTGTAAAGAGAACTTTCATCCGGCATATCATCTATGATTGCTGCTCCAACGTGCAAACCACGAATAAACCCATCCTTACCACGAACATGAAGAATTGCACCATTTTCGCCTTCTATTGCCGTCTCTCCAAGTTTAGCCTTACCGTTCGGATCAAGTTTTTCTTTTAATATATCATTGGTGGATATTTCCTCTATGATTTTGTTCACATGCACTTTTGCAAGTGTCATTGTATTTGTGATCATAGCGGTTTCTTTTCGGTTCTTATTGTCTATCGTGTCCCCTCCGTACAACATAGGACGTGTATAGGAGTATAACCTCCATAAAGGGAATGCGTAACACCACTCGAAGCTGTTGTGCGTTACTGTGCCGTCAGCGAGTAAAAACTTATGATCTCCGTCACAAGCAAAACCGTAATACTCACCTTCATCCAGTAAGGATACAAAGATTTCCGTTTTCTTGAATTTCCCATCTCTTGAAACTCTGTAGCCTTCATATTTAGCACCTCTCCTTTGGTTCATTTCGGCGATTTCAACAGGAATATAAGTGCCGTCAGCAAGACAAAGAATGTGGCCTTCGCTTACTATATAGCTATCTCCACCTTTCTGCCTTACTTCGTACATATAGGTTTCTCCGTGATGCAGTTCCAAGACATTGCGACATTTCAAGTCTTGTCCCATTACCTTGTCACCTACTCTTATGTCCTGGACTTTTTTTAGCGAACCATCTGTCATAACTATCAAAGTATCAGGAGCTTCGCACTTTCCACTACTTCGCGAACACAAATAACTACTCCAGGGAAATAACTGTGTAAGATTCCCCCATTCCAAGTTTCGCCATCCCATATTGAAATTAGAAAGGACTGTCGCCTTGAAATAATTAAAAGACAGAATCCTTAGATTTTCATCCATTGAAGCAAACAGATTGTCCACATACCCCAGCTTTTCCGTGTCAAGCGAACGACCGAAATTCATGGCATACTCGGTCTGGTTGATTATAGTGTCTAACATTTTATCCAAATCCTTTCTACTGCCACCCGAAAACAAAGATCGCACAGTAGTGGAAGGAAGTCGGTCTATAATGTCGTCCACTGTCGTAAACAACCTTTTTGATTGTAGTTCAGTAAGTATTCCTCCTTTTGAATTGTATATGACAGCCATCCCTATAAAGCAAATTTTTCTCGGAAAGGATTTCGCGCAGATGAAGTTCCACTGTCAGACATACCCTCTCCCCTTAACTTTTTTACAAAATTGATCATCAAAAGCGCATTAGCATAGGTATCATCACCCGCACGATGTGCATTCACCAAATCAATACCTTCTTTTTCGCAAACGGTATGAAGCTGATAGTTTTCCAATTCAGGATATGACATATGTGCCATTTGCATAGTGTCAATGGAAAACTTTACATACTTCCTTAAATCATCCCCCATGAACTTGAAGAAGTTCTCCAAAAAGGCATTATCAAATCCTACTATGTTATGTCCGCATAACGTGCACAATTGCCGGGGATTTTTGTACTTCTTAAAAAGTGCCTGACATTTCTTGAATATATCCTTCAGAGATATAGCCTTTTCCTTTTGAATTGTTTCTGTTATCCCATGTATTGCTTCTGCTTCTGAAGAATAGATAAGACCTTCTTTATAATCACGCGGAAATATCATAGACAATTCTTCGCAAACTTCCAACTTTTCCATGTCTATTACTACAAAGGCCAATTCTATCAATGCTATAGTATCAAAAGCCGGTTTTTCTGCGGAAGGAATACTACCTGACTCAATGTCGTAGCATATTATATATTTACTCGAGCTTTTCACGTTATTAAAAATTTTAAATTTTATTTATCAAATTTCCACATTATAAAATGTTTACCCTAATAGGGTTAAACGCTACATCATTATTTGTTTCCCGTAAACTCTTGCTATCTCAAACTCTGCCATGCAACCTTTTGATGTCGCCCAATCAAAAACAAAATAAACAGCATCACACTCCAAAAGGGCCTTTATACTTTCTCCCATGTAATAGGAATACGGTTTATCCGGTTCGCTGCAAGCGTCAAAAGGTGTTATCACTTCATATCCCTTTTCTTCGAGCCATTTCTTGACTTGATTTGCATATTTTTTTGTTTCTTCCAAATCATGCCCTGTTATAGGCAAGCTAACATACACTTTTGTTTTCATCTTCTAAATTTTTGTCTATTTGTATCTCTTACAAGCTGCCAAAGTCTTACATTTCCTCCTTCCGGTACACATGGATCGATATACAGATTTCCTCCACCTATATAAGCAGGAACATTCCCTGTCGTGCTATAAGCTCTAATATCCCACAGAGTGAATTTCTTACCATTTCTTTTCGAGAAATGTTGATTGAAATACTCTGTCATTCCTGTAAGATTCAAATTTTTAGTTAATATTTCCACACTCTATCAGTTTAAAACTAATTTCAGTCTATCGAAATCACGAGAACAATCATTCTCGTTTTCATATCGTATATGGATATTTTTATAGGGGTTGTCTTTTAAATTGACAGCATCCGGCATTTCATTTATGATTATTTCCGGTATCCCCTCATCCGTATATTTCATTTCAGCAGAGACTATGTATATCCTTGTAAGTGCCAATTTCCCATTTGAAAAGACAAATAGTCTCTCTTTTTTGAAATAGTTCTTTTCGCTCCATTTCGTATATTCTTCTATGAAATCCGCTACACTTGTATCGCTTGGAAAAGCAATCACATTCTCCAGCTTCTCTTTGAAAACATTCATCTTCATATCCCCAAGCAATTCGGAAATAGAAGTCAAGAGCAATTCCATGTTTTCATTTAATCGCATTTTCATCTTCTCCTATCTCAATTAATGTATTCCATTCTCTAAGAACACATCGGTTTCTGCCATTTTCTGCTTCTACCACTAACATCGTTCCATCTTCCACAGGGTAGGAATCAATCACTTTCCCTTCGAAGTAGTTTCCTTCTTCTGTCCAACATACTTTCATAGTATCAAAATTTATAAGTTGTACATTTCGCTTTTAACTTTCTTAATATATTTCTCCGAAACCTTTCCTCTATGGAGAACAATCGCCTTATCAATATCCTTGTTTGGATTATAATGTTGTTGATAAATATCAAACATTTCTCTTGCTTTAATAGGATTAAATCTATCATTGTAAGAATAAATACGTTTTCCTTCGATACGGTTCACTTCATCCACATAGATTTTCAACATCTGAAACCTACCGGAAGCGGAGCTTGTTTTATTCCTTGCATTATCATCACAACTGGATTCAACCATACAAATAGCATGAACCAATCTTTCCCAAACAACTCTATCCATTATTTCTTTCCTTTCTTCGTCATTGACAATAGAAACTCTAACATCAGAAACGAAAAGTGGGAATAAAGATAGTATTGAAACAGCAACTATTTTTCTCATAAAATCTCTCTTTCATTAAACTCATGTAACCTATGACAAGCAGAACAAAGAAGCTCAATGTTATCTTTGTCCATTTTCAAGTCTGGTCTTGCCCCTCTTGATCGTATGTGTGAAAAGAAAATGGCTTTCGGTTCATCCCCTAAAGGCTTTCCACATTTTACACATACATGTTCTCTTTCTTCCCATATTTCCATGAATAGGGATTTAAGATCACCTCTTCTTTCTTTTCCTATTTTCTTGTCGCATTCTTTGCAGAGCCACTTCATCCTGTTATAGATATAATGGCTCTGCTTGCAACAGACACAAGGTCTTGCTTCATATTTTTCTTTCTTTTGTAGTCCCATATTGCCAGTTACCCATGCTGTCAAAATTTTAAAGCTTTCAACCTTTCAATCTGTTTTTCCAATGACAATATCCGTTTTCTAATCTTTTCATTAGTTCTTTTCCTTGCTTCTTCTTCGGTAAAGAAAACGTCACTGCCTACTTTTGAAAAAACGCATTCTCCTTTGACGATTACCAAATCCTTATCCTTAAGCTCGCCACTCCCCTCCACAATAACCTTGTCTATAGTTCCATTTGTAAGGGCATAGCGTACATCATACATTGTTCTTTCTTCTTTCATATCGCATTTTTTGTATTTTGTTAAACCTCTCTACTAATTCAATTACCCAATCTATCATTTCTTCACTCCTTTTATCCGAAAGATAGATAAAACCAAAGCTCTTTAGGCATTTGAGGTTTCCGAACCGTCCATACCTTACGACCAAAAGCTCTGCTCTTTTTGTGTCATAAAAGCAAGAAACAATCTTTACTTCAAGTTCTTTCTTTCTTTTCATTCTCTTTTTCTTTACATAACCGTATATATCTGCAACCTTTGCATTTTTCTTCATCAAGCAAATAACCATCGAAGCTATCGCATAGGATATATCCTTCAGGAGAATCAAAATAGAGCTTCCTTTGCTCGTCCAGGTAACTTTCCGAAACACCTCCTTCACTTTCTATAGGATTAAAAAGTTCATTTTCCATCACAAATTTAGAAGTGAAGTATATGTCCCTTTTTGTTCTTTTTCTCCATCTGTCTATGGCTGTTTTCCCTATGACATTCATAAGAGGAACTATCGGAAGGTTAGATAAAGAAAGAACAAACATCTGTCGATTGAACTGAAACGTAAGATATTCCCAAAGATTCCCCACTTTATCGTTGGACAAAAACTCATCCAATTTCTCCCTGTCCTTTCTTTTTGGACGGAACTCGTAAGCTGGATTGCTTGACAGTTTTCCTTGTAAATAACTGTAAATCAGTTTAAATTCCTCTTTTCTTGTCATATCGAAATTGCAATTATTGCATACAAAAACTTAATATTTTTGAAGTTAAAAGAAGGGGAAATTTCTCTCCCCTTACACCGACAAAAATACAATTATTGTATTTATTCCCAAAGCAAATTAATGTTAAAAATTTCCTCTGTCTGCTTTTCCACCTTTTTATAGCGGTTCTGTGTGTTCATATCTCTCTCTGCCACAATATCATAGTCATTTTTTATAATTTCCTTATCAAGCGACCGGCAGAACCACAAACAAATTTCATCCCCAGCTTCCATGTCACCAAGCGATACCGGCTCTTCCTCTTTTGCTTCATAAAATTGAATCCAATAAGGCTTTTCGTTCATGGAAGATGTACGTGAAGTAACCGGATTTTCTTCTTCATCCCTATTCATTCCGATAGCTCCTACCGTGATTGTTCCATAGGGGTTATCCGTTACAGAAGAAAACCATAACTCAACGTTTTTAAGTGTTTCTGCGCCCTCATTTTTCAAAACAAGGGCAACATATTGGCTACGAGGATTTGAAGCCAAATTAAGGCTTATTTCATCAAATAAATTACCAAATACATCATTAGGCACAGATGTAGAAGATTTATACCCTCCCAACGAATCTGAAACTTTGGACTGCGGACTGTTATATCCCGAACTGACCGTATAATAAAACCGTAGCATAAGCCTTAACTTTTATAAGTTGACATGAATATATTCCCAAGCGACCAATATTCGCTTTTTACCTCGTTGTAAACGGATACCGTACCACCGGAATTTTGAACACGTGCAATATAATACTCGTCCGGTTCTTTTTCCGGTGGGGTACTGATGCTTGCTTCCGGGACTAAAGAAATGGCATAATCGTCATAAGTGTACAAACCGTTTCGTTGTTCGGAAGTCAATACACCTCCCAAAGGAAGTGTCCCAAGCACAATAGCTCTTAAATTCGATTCCGCTACAAATGTAGTTGCGGATGTAAGAAGTAAGTTTTGGCTGTCAATTATGTTTACAATCTGATAAACACCATTATTCAAAGGAACAGAGCCGTCTTGTTTTTCAAACCTAATAGAAACAGGAGTTGACGAAGATTGACCTCTTACCTTACCTGTAAAATCCACAGAACCAGAAACGATACCTTGTGAGTTTACGCTTACATATCCCTTTTCGTAATTTCTTGTTTTGTAAGCAATCTTCACCCAATAGAAATTGCTGTCGTTCGGTACAAGAATATTATCTTCTACATTGATATCTATAAAGTTCCCGGCACTGGTAAGAGCCATCCCAGGAAGTACCTTAATGGTGCCAGAGTTTGTTCCTGTTTCCACTTTAAAAGGTTCTACAAGATTTTCATCTTCTACTGGTTTGTTAACTGTATTAGGATTGATCTTAGATGGGTCATTCGTAATCATCCCAAAAGAATAAGATGCCTGTAGCACCGCCTTCATAAGCGGTGCTGTAGCAAAGAAAGAAATCATATTTGAAAGTTCTTCTTTCTCTAAAAAAACATTTCTACTAACATTTAACTTGCTCATACTCAATATTTTAATTATTTTTGACTTACTATTTCCATCCACTTGGGACACCCTCGCAATTCGTACCTGTAAAAGTCTGACTATGACTTGTTACGTTATTGTTCCCAGACTCCGTTATCTTTACATAATTGGATGATCCTGTAAGGATTTGAATAACAGGAACAGTTCCAAGTTTCGAACAACCATAAAACATTCTGTCCATATTAACCTTTCCTACCCCTGCAACAGAACGATCATAAAAAGATGTATAAGAAACTGCATAAGCCTGTTCTGTTCCTAAAGAAAGATTTGTACAGCCTAAAAACATTTCGGTACAATTCAAGCTATTGCCAATATTCTCAAAATTGGTATTATTAAACTGATTTCCTATATCCACATTCACAGGTCGTGCAGATGTTCCTGGTTGTCCTACATAATTCCCTGTTCTTCCAAAAGAAGTGAGTGACGTGCATCCTGCAAAGCATCTCCTAAGATTGGTAAGTGTCGTAAGATCATTAAAGAACTTAGCGGGAATTTGTTTCACACCCGTGTTCTCAAACATACTTTCTGCATTCTGCAACTTTCCATTCTTCATATCAAAAGAAGATATATCAGATAAATTCCTACAATTCGCAAACATTCTTGAAGCGTTTGTTACACTTGACGGAAGTCCCTGTCCATAAGGAATAGACAAATAAGTACAATCCTCAAACAATGACTGCATATTTGTTGCCTTCGAAGAGTAAGAAAACATAGCGGTAGACCAGCCGTCGACAAGACTTGTACAACCGACAAAGCAACCAACAAAAGAAACAATGTTTGTGCAATATCTGAACCATAATACCGGAAGTTCGGTTATGGCTGTGCAGCCTTGAAATGTATATTGCATATACTGTGCATTCGTTGAATTGCTAAATGGAGAACTTGTAGCTGATTGACCTCCTGTATTTTTCAAAGCCGTACATTCAAAAAATACAGCATGGAAATCTTCTGCGCCACCTCCCCTTCCAAAAGTACCATTGCCAACGCATGAAGTCAAACTCTTACAACTTCTAAACAAGGAAGAATGATAAACACATGAAGTAGGAACAAGTTGACCACTCGGGAGACTTGTAACCCCACTGCTCCAGAAAGCACCCGCACAAGAATTACCTGTCATTTTGGTAAACAAACCAGAAGGAATAGACCTAAGACTTGTACAATCTCTAAACCAACAGATAACACCCCCTGAAATAGAAGGAATTGTGTTTGTTGCAATCGATGAAAGACTTGTACATCCTCTAAAGGCAGAATGGTTGCCGCCGGCAGCGTCCACATTATAAGTGCCAGAACTTCCCTGAATAGAAAATGATTCGGGCCACTGTTTGATTGCAGTAGCTCTTGTATGATTTCTGAAATTGGCATACACAGTAGAAGGGTTACTTGTATTTCTACTTCCGCCTTGTACCCTTACTTCTCTCCCCACTATTTCATAAACGCCATCTGATACAGATGGCGTTTGAGGCGATCCGCTATAAGAAACGATAAGAGCTTTCCAAAGATAAAGGTAAATACTGCTCCCTCCTGCGTTCGTTGATTCATCCCCTGTCCCTACACATTCCGAATCCGTAGCGGAAGCATACACATAACCTCCAGAAGGAGAAGAAACCGTTATCCTACCACTTCCATTTGTCTGATCTGTACCACTGTAATAAGACGATCCGTCAGGCGCGGTAGTTCTTATATTCACGGAAGCATAAGGTTGCAATACATTTTCCTTTCTAAGATAAATATAAGTTGTCGTAAGCTCATAGTCAAGAGTGAAATCTATATACGTGTCAGCTCCCGATATTGCAATATTATTTTTCGTTTGGGATTGATAATTGTCTGCTGTACAAGTAGCATTATACGACCCTGATTGTATTCCAGTAAGTGTAAGCTGTCCTTGTGAGTTGGTGTACCCACTCTTTCCTCCATAAGTCACGTAAGCTCGATTAATATTATACCCATTTCGGGATTTTACTGTAATATGAGCACTGTAAGCCTTGTTAGAAATACCTACCCTTTGTTGTGGCATTGATTCCTGATTAACTGTGACAGAACCTTCCGTAGGCTGATAGTCATAAACGGAAACTTCATATCTGTAAGTTTTCCCCATCTGCATCGTAAAGGTCGTTGTACCGTCCGACCCTGTATTTTGCGTACTAAGCCCTTCAGGTTTTACAGAAGCTCCTGAAACTGGAAGCCCTGTATCGGAATTATAAACATAGAACTGCACTCTCGTTTCTTTTCTTGGCATTGCAACATTCACCGTCTTTGGAAGGTCATTTGGTTGTACAACCCCTGTCTGGTCACTGAAATATTGCTTCGAAGTCACCCAATCATAACGCATTCTCGGAACAGAGAATTTGATCTGTCCGTTACTTGTCAGACCTGTTTGTTCTCCTGCACCTCCCCTGTTAAGTGTTATTCTTGTGCCGTTGGAAATGATACCGTTATCCTCTGTTACAACAAATGTAAGATCATATAAAGTTTGATCCATATAGATGCTCACCACTTGATCATTTCCATTTACAGTAAATTGCTGCTCTCTGTCCTCATATTCCTCATAGGATGCTACGACAGTGTATTGCCCATTAGGAAGCTCCAACACAACGCCGGAAGAATCTTCCTGCACAAAATCCTTATCGTTTACTTTCACTTTCGCGCCTTCAACGACTGTTCCTCCCGCACCGTACACCTTGATAGTAGTCTTGTAGGTAAGCTGTTTCAAATCTATCGTAAGGCTCGAATTATTATAAAACTCATAGTTTTCCACATATACCCGTTGATGATTGTTGTCATAAGACACATCATAAGAATATTTTCCACCCAACACTCCTTCAAAAACAGCCTGCCCATTGTCAGAAGTCTGTTTTGTCAAACCTGCAAATCTTACGGTAGCTCCATTTAAAGGCTTTTTCTCTCCCGTAAAAGTATTATAGTCATTTACGGTAAACGCCATATTGAAAGTAGGCATAGGATTGAAATTCACTTGTATATCCTTATTACTGTCCACAACAACATCCCCATTTGCAGGAATCCAGTTCTGCTTTTCAACAAGATAGATATAATCACCACCTAATATATTCGTAAATGTTACTTTCCCGTCCGTACCCGTTCTTTTGCTTTCCGAATAGGCAACAGCATCCTCTGTTGTCAATCTATCTTTTGCAGTAAGTGTCACATTTGCACCTTCCACTGCGCCAGTAGATGAATTTGTCACCGTAAATGTAACCGTATATCTTGGTATCAATATAAGTGTTACAGGTTCAGATTGGTTGTCCTGTACATTGATGTTCTTGCTTATGGTATAATAATCCGTCTTGCTTACAGTATAAGGATATAAACCAGGAAAAGCCATAAATATGGCATTACCGGAAGAATCCGTATATTTAAATTCACCATTAAAAGTAACAAGGGCATTTCGTACAGGTCTTTCACTTTCATCCCTTACAACGAACGTGATTTTTCTTTCATACACATCTCCTTGCATTTGAATATATTCCACCTGCGTTTCTTCGTCGTCTTCCAATACCTGAAACAGCCTGTCGTTTATCTCTATAAATAGAGATGCTTCCACATCAATAGAATAATCGCCAGGATAAAGTACAATGGACACTTCCCCGTTTCTGTCTGTCACAAGACGTTTATCTAAAATAGAAATAGAAGCTCCTTCTATGTAAGCTCCCCTATCCGACAATACTTTGAAAATAACATTCTTTTCTTTCAAAGGCTGAATATCCTCGCTACCCATTATGTTTTTGTAGGTAACAAGGTAATCTTCTGTAAATTCTTTTACTCCTTCCTCACTTGTAAGGGAATTATTAAGATAATAAGCAGCTATCACGTCCTTTTCCCCTAAATTACCTTGATAGAATGGAAGGAAAAGTGGCTTTATCTTTATATCATAAATATACACGGAAGCGGAAGAATTTGACCTGTCTTGAGTAAGACTTAATGACAAGAATTTCATTCCGTCTTTCATTTGAAGCCCTCTCCCTTTCGGGAAATTAAGCTCTAACTGCTTCGCGTATGCCCTGTTCTTTCTTGACAGAATTGCCCGGCATTCATAGTACACTCCAGCTACAGGAAGTTCCAGGATTCCTTCGCTGCCTGAAACAAAATTATTGCTATCCACGCTTCCGTAAGATTCCTTACATATCATAGATTGAACAGCTTCGTTAAACACTTCCACACCGAATTTCAAATTTTGATTGCTTGTGGAAGATGTTTTAACCTTAAAAGAAATCTGATAAGAAAGATTTTCTGAAACAGGAAGGAGTTTCGTTTTGTCAATTTCAGAAGAAATACCCACCAAAACATTTCCAACGAAAGTCATTGCCTGTATAGGAGTGCCATTGTTGTCTATATCATCCACAATAACAACACCTGTAGGGTTCACAAGTGGATAGGCATTCAAATCTTTTACGCTTTCCGTTGTCTCATACCCTTTTGTAACATTCAGAACCGTGTCTGTCCTGTTCCATGTAGGAGAACTATGTCCCATTGTCCATCCAGTATCACGAGACATCAAAAGTGCAAATATAAACTCATCCTCCGTCTTGTATCTAATAAGACGGAGGAGCTCCCCAAGTATTGCGCCTTCCTTGTTTACAATATCAAGTGTTCCTCTTTTTCTATATTCCTTCACATAATTATTGAACAGATATTTCATCTGTTCAAGTGTGTTCACTTCGTCTGTCACAAGTCCTCTGTTTTCAATAAAAAGCTCAAACAGAATCTTGTTTGTGTCAATCTCATTGTATTGCTTAGCATACAAGACAACAAGCGCAAAGATGTGACAGACTGTTTCCCAATACGCCTTAAAATCCTCTCCGTCCTTCTTTATAAAAGTAGGAAGAATGCCGGGAGAAGATACTTTTTCAAGCACATTCTCCGCCCATTCCATTACAGCAGGATCGTTTTCTTCGAAGAACCGTTTGAACACGGTCTTATTGTAGATTTCCTGTGACATCCTTAACTTATTAATAATTAAACTTTCTCAACATATAATCCAACAAGGGCTGATAAATCATGTGTAAGAGGTTGTTCACTATTTCTTGTACATTTATATTTTATACCATTTTGGATATAGTATTTATCTTTAAATATTTCCATAGGTGGAATGTAAATAATAGGATCATCTATAGTACCTTTATGTTCTTCATCTACTACTTTCCACAAACTTGCAGTAGCCATAGAAGGTTTCCAATTATCTTGAGTAGTATGTTCTTTTATACATTCCCAAAGAATATTATCAGATAAATATCTTTCTCCTGCTTTAACCATGATACCTGTAATCCATTCAGGATAATGATCTTTAACTTGCAATGCTTCACTTGGAGTAAAATCATATGTATTGATTTCTTTAGTAATCTCTTCACCAAGAATATTCCAAGCTAAGATACGACTAAAGTCTCTATTAATTACAGGTTCTTCTTCTGTACTAGTCCATTCTTCACTATTTAACAATTCAATAAAAGTTGGATCACTAAATGAATATCTTGGAAATGATTCATCTTCGAAAGGTACTAACATTTCTTCATGTAGAATAACTTTACTCTGATCTATACTTGTTCTCATTTCGGGCAGTATTTCAATACCATGTGATTTTGCCCATAATAAATCTACAATCGCGTATTTCATCTATTTTTATTTCTTTTTATTATACAAATTAACAAATTCATTTACATCAAGATAGTCAATCCCGAAATTTTCTGCGGTTCTTTTATCACTATCAGAAAACTGTCCTTCAAGTCCACTTGCGTCACCTATCATAAGTGTAACAGATTTTATGTAATCAAAATCATCGCCAACATAGTTTTCACAAAGATGATTAAGCATTCCTACGTTTGGTTTTCTATACAAATCATTTTTATCATTCGTGGTGCAATATTCCGAATAGCATTTTACTCCGCAATATTCTTTTACGCATTGTGATACATATTCTATTTTAGATTGAAATCTTTGATGATCCACAAAACCAGCTTCAATTCCCCCTTGATTACTTACAATTAAAACATACTCAGGAGAAAACTGCTTAATTGCATCCAAAACATCAAATTTGATTTTCATATCCCAAATTCCTTTAGGAAATGTTTTGCCACTTAATGTCTCAATTAACGTATCATCCAGATCACAGAATAAAACTTTGTACTTCTTCATATTATTTTGCTTTTAAAGTTTGTAAATAGTTATATGCTTTGATACAGTCGTCTTTGGAGAGGATCTGATTGTAAATGGCTAAATTCTTTAATGCGATTTTAGCAAAGTTGTTTCCATTAATGCCAATTAGCAGGCTACTTTTACTACTTGTGATAGGCTGTTCTTCATTAACTATCATTTCAGACCAATCATCAGAATATACACGTCCATCTGAGCAAATAGCCTTTAAGGTTTTAGTATTTAAAACTGGTCCTTTAGTTGTGTTATTTATGAATATTCTCAATCCGTTATTTGTGTTATACACAAACAAAGAAAGAGCTTTAGATATACCTGCATTAGCGATTATGTTATCCATAAACTTCCATTCGCCAATAATCGTAAAGTCCTTACCAATTTCAAACATAGATGAACCGATCATATCACCCACCCCATCAGTAACTAGATAGCCAGCATATTCCCCTTCTTTATTGTATCCACTCCCTTCAATAAACCCAAAGTTCGACAGTACAAGATTATTACCATTGCCCGTAATGTTGGCAATAGTAGCACGATCTTCGTCTTCGTTGGTTTTGCCGGTGACTGTCCATGCTTGGTCAGGGAAGAGCCAGGGATAGGTTTTGACGAAGTAGTCTTTGATCTTGGTCAGTTCTTCTTCGGTGGCATCGTGATCGAGAAATACAAGTTCCCAGATAGCAGCGTTAATACAAGTTCCTACATTAGTTGGAGCTAATTTCCCAACATGTAGCACATCTGTTCCTTCAAAATTACCAGTTGTAATCGAAACACCATTATAACTTTTAGATGTCTGATAAGTAAGGATGTGTGGTAAATCATTTTCACTCCCTATTGCTCCAAAAGATATAGGCTTATTAAGATGATCGGCTTGTATATTTCTATATTCTAACAAGAAGGCACCATCCTTGATCCAATCCTTTACATTAGATACTAATCCTAATGCTCTTTCTCCCCTTGTAATCCACTGTCTCAACGCCACAACCGTATATCCCTTTTCTTTAGTCAGAATAGGGAAGTTCTCACAGACACCATAATCGTCTACTCCGTCAAAGACAAGTGCACCGGGGTAGAGAGGTAGTTGTTCGATGGTGATTTGACCTAAATCCGCACTTGCTAAATGAAGATGCATTTCATTACTTGTATATTCTGGGTTATCTTGTAATGTTATTATTCCATTTGAAGGCAACTTTAAATACTTATTCGAAGCGGAATTGGCAAATTTCATAACTCCTTCCGGGTAAGTACTTGTAATCTTAATGGTGACATTATTAGATATACCTAAATTAGATTTACTGATAAACACAATATTCTTTCCTGAACCCTGTGATACTTTAACATCAATAATGACTTTCGGGTTACTTTTAGTTATTCCTATTTCTGTAGTATCTCTATTATTCACCCATTTAGAAAAATCACCAACATATCCTCCAACCCCTGACATTCCCTTCCAAGAGAAGTTTTTCATTTGTAAATCATGTCCATTATCCGTTTTATCAACCCATACGGGATTGGCAGCCATCTGTTCATTAGTAAGACCTAATGCTGAATATCTTGCAATCACGCCAGAAATAGATGGGAAAGGAGGAATAGGAGTTACTCCGCCACCTCCCCTAAATCTCCTAAAAGGAATTGCATTAATATTTCCTATTAAATTCATTGTCAATTCCTTTCCTTAAAAACCTATACTAAGATTGGTTGCCGTTGTCCCTTCTTTCAAGACTTTCTGAACCATGTACATAAGAGGTGACCCCAAATTTGCGCTCACTTCCGCTTCCGAAATGGTATATTCCATTCCACCTGAAAGGATTACCTTAATTGCCCCTTCTGAAAGAGGAATGATTACAAACGGAACTTCTTGTCCGTTTTGGTCAATCAGCACAATATCTTTTTCAATAGCAGTAAAGTTCCATGCACTGCTGATTAAAGAAGGTGCGGCTTCACCATTAGTAGTTATCAGCTTATTGGAATTAGCTGTTACTGATCTTTTAATTATATCCATGATTATAAAAATTTTAAACGTTTAAAACAAAGTATATACCTACCCACAAAGATAATCTTTTCCGAACAAACATAATAAACTTGCACTTCTTTTATAATCAAAGCAAAAAAGGAGAGCAATTAAACTCTCCTTTTAGTTTATCAAATAGGTTCGTTGTGGTAGTATATACAAAATATACCTTCTCCTGGTCTTGTAATATTTCCGGCATCATCATCTGCCGGAGAAGATTCTTGTCCAGAACCATACCCAGCAATTCTTGTTTTTCCTCCGTCTGGAGAAGTGAAATAAGAGCCGCCATAGCCTGCACCTCCATATGTAGATGCGCCGGTTCTTTGTTCAGATAGAGTGTTCAGATATCCCGATTCACCTTTACTTGTGCCTCCAAAAATAGATTGGACAGGAATAACAACTGAGGATTGAATAGGTTTAGTCACTTCTCCCAAAACAGTATTTTCATAAGAACTTTTATATCCATATCTGCCGTCTCCACCTGGCGCACCGTCTGGTTGTATTCTTGGTCCTAAGTTAGAAGCACTTTCTTCTTTTGCGGGCTGACTTCCCGGGCTTCCACTACAATAGAATGTACCCCTCATATGGGCAGCAAAACCACCGGAACTTTTTGCGTTATATACAGAATAATTGCCCAATCTACTTTCTTGTGGCATGGGATAATCGGCATCATTTTGAGCATTATCTTTCCCATTATAGGCTCTATATTCATAAGTTGTTATTCCTAATCTTATGGAATACTCTGTGCCTTCTGTCCAACTGCCTGTATTTGGTATAGAACTAAATGTAATTTTATTTATTTGACCATTTGAAATATCCGACATCAATATATTAGGAATATACACAATTTGTCCAGTTGCGCCACCCATCAATACAAATTCATTCCAAGATTGCCAATACTCAAATTTTTCACCTCCTCTTCCAACTATCAAAAGGGAAACGTATTTGTAAGAAGTATCTAATTGGTAATTGGATTGGTCACTTGTTATCTGCACCAACTTGTTCGGTTTAGTTAGGGTGTATTCCAAATTCACACTTGTTTGATAAACTCCACTTATAGTTCCTGTCGTTGAAAAATCACTGAAACCGGAAGATGTAATCTTAACCTGATAATTCCCCGCAGGAATTTTGTCAAACCGTGCCGTGTATGTTGCTGGTCCTGCCGAACCTGTATGCCTCTGCCCTTCTGAATCTGTAAATTCCACATTACCACCAGTAGGGTTTACTTTTACTTGCACCATATACAGCGGAGTAAGATTTACTTGCACCTGCATTCCTTCACTGTTCACAGTAATGCTTTGGGATGTTTCTTTGGAAAAATCCCCTTCCGGCACATACAAGATATACTGTCCGTATGCGACATTGGTAAACGTTACGGTAGTGGTTATATTTTTAGTCTGAATCACCTCCAGCCCCGTACTGTCCTTTAGTTGGATTTGGCTTGGCATACCTTGCATTTGTCCAACTCTTCTTACCTGAACATTAATAGTATTGTATATCTGCAAAAGGAAGGTGTTAAGCGCAGTTTTCCCGCTTACTTCAACCGTTTCCTCTTTGCTTTCAAATCCATCTTTAGAAAAAGTTACTTTATAGCTTCCGTCCGGTACAAATAAAACGACTGTCCCGTTTTGTGAAGTTGTACCGGAAGCCATCTGCACCCCTCCTTCCTTATTTTCAGTCACAACAACCTGTACGCCGGAAATGTCAGTTGCCCCGTCTAATGTGTTCCTATGGACAACTACTGTAAGCTCACTTGCAGGTTGCAAAGTAACCTCAATTGTTTTCGCTTCATTTAATACACCGACTTTCCCGTTCTGCGTTGCATAACCATCAGCACTGACCTCATAATCATAATCAACGCCTAATGCAGCAGAAATAACAGCTTCTCCATTGTTATTTGTATTCTGCTGATAATTGTTTGATGCAGATGTCATTTTTACAAGAGCGTTCTCGATAGGAATTGCTGGATTAGGCAAAGGAAGAAGGGCAAAAGGTAAAACTGTATACCTGTCATTTTTACCTGGTCCAGAATAAATCCCGTTTGTCCAATTAAGATTTGCATTATTTGAAGTCCCATACTGGGTGCAAGTTTGAATAGATGCACTTTCCCATAAAGAAAGACCCAACATGCGCAAAATCTCTTCCACTTGTGTTTTGTAAGAATACAGAGTGGTCGCCTCGCCATATGAAGGTAAATAGCCATTCTGTCCATTCCCAAACATATATGTCTTGGCGTATTTTGCCGCAGGTGCATTGTCAATTCCTAAAGCAGATATTATCACATCAGTATAAATAAAACCATGCGTTGATTTGTATAGGCCTGTGCTTGCTACATTAGTGTCTAACATTGGCACATTGGAGGTCAAGGTACTTTGATCTCCAAAAGCATAGTTTACACCACTTTTATTCGTCGATACCATAAACGAATCAGTATCGGTTGAAATTCCTATGCCGCATACATCAGATATTCCCTTACCAGATGATGCCCATTCTTCTTTTGTGTAACGATTATTGTCTTTATCGTAGATATACACACCATTTGGAACAGGATTGTATTCATAGGTACAGAAAGGACGAACTGCATATGAATTACTTTTGGTCGTTCCCCTTTTTGTGCCATTAACCCAACCAAAAATCCAAGCATCATTTGAATTATATTGTGTCGAAGTCCAATATGAACCACTCCTCAATGGATCTGAACCGATTGTCGCACTTATTGAAGTGTCGATCTTAACTCTGTTTAATTGAGCTACACCCCACTGTCCACAAGAAGGCAAGAACCAAGAATTTGTACCGAATCCTTCTGTAGAATAAGCTGCACACTGATGTGCCGCCGTGCTTTCCGTTGGTTTCGCAAGTATGATATTTTGAGAATTTGTCTTACCTGCGAAGTCACGCATGGCTAAAGATTCATTTGTTTCAGTTACTACACCAGAAATAGTGCCTAATGAATTTGTCCAAAAACTGGCAGTCAGATTTTCCAAACCTATGAAGTCAAAATCCTTACTTCTTACATCGGTAATAACACCAACACAAGTTTTAGCACTATCCAATTCAGTTGACCATGTTTTGTCACCATACACAAAATCACCAACTTTGGGACGGGAAATAAGTGATGAATCTTGTTTTGAAGTTACCTTAAATGTTACATCTACATTATTTGCAATCAAAATTTCTTTGTTGATGGCAGGCGCATTTACATTCAACGTGCCTGATTGTGCTTCCAAAGGAGAAGGCGGGGTAACGGTATAATCATAGTTCCCATAAAGAACCTTGTCAGCCGGAATATCCGAACTTATTGCCTTTTTGCCATAGAAAGATATTTTGACATTATTTACAGTCTTCCAATCTTCCAAAGTAATATTTACACCTTCTTTTGGCTTTATACTTATATCAAAATATGGCCCCCTATTATTGGAGATGTCAAAAGCAAAATTAGATAGCTGGATTCTCTCTATTACACCTTCCTTAAATAAAATCATTGATACTGAACTTCCTGTTTCTGAAATTTCATAACTAATATCAAATTTTTCTGGAATGTTTTCTACAGATATCCCCATATCTATATCACCCAAATTTATTTTAGCAGATTGATCTAACAATCCTCCAAAAGCAAGGGTGCCACCTGCATCCGCCCAAAAGAAATAGCCTTCAATATCCTTTGATTTGGGAACAATTTCATTTAAAGTAAATGTCTTGTGATTGCTATCCCATTGCCCCGTTATTTTAGTAAATGTATCTTCAATAAAAAATAACAATTTTGAAACAGTGTCCGATGGTGGCTGTTTGTATTCAGTCATAGGATTTACACAAAATCCTTTAGGGAAATTGGATTTAAATTCTTCCTCAGTCCATGGAACGTCTTGCGTTGGAAGAGTATATACACTGGGTGTGTAAAAATCCAACCCCTCGGAAAAATCCGCATCACTATCTTGTGACCACTCAAACCCGCTACTATCAAACGTCATAGTAGCTACGCCAGATGAATTAGTCGTTCCTTTGTATTTGTTAGATGAATCGCTTTGATCCACCATTTCAACGGCAGCATTCTCAATAGGAGAACTATCATTTTGACTTTTTACAGTAAATGTAACCGTTGAAATTTGAAGCATCTCAACCGTTATGTTCTGATCTCCACCAGCAATTGTAAATTCACCTGTTACATCTTTATAACTGGATTTCTTTGCTGTATAGATATACTGTCCGTTCTTGTAAGTCAAAGTAAGAATGCCGTTAGAAGCAGTAGCTCCACTTGCAACAGGTGTGTCTGGAGATTCTGCCTTGGCAAAACTTATAGCTACATCTTGTGTGGATGGAACAGTCTGGAAAGTAACATTGTATTTTACATAATCAGCCAAATCCAATTCAATGACGCTTGCGGTAATTGCCACACTAAATGTTCCGCTTGGCACTTCCACCAGATTAGGATTATCCATACTTGTAGTAGGAATCTGATATTGATAATCCCCTGTAGGAAGATCAATTGCCGCGATACCCTGACTGTTTGTTACAATGGTTTCAGGAAGTGCCCTTGCGCTACTTTGCCCTACAATTATCTTTACATCCGCCAAAGCAGAATTTCCTACCTTTGTATGGAATGTAACTGTCGCTCCAGGAACAAGTGTTATCTGTACACTTTTTTCAGCTTCTTCGATTCGCACATTTCCTGTCCCGTTTAAAAAACCTGTTTTTGAATAAGCGTAAGTATGCGTTCCTGTGGAAAGATTTATTGTTGCTATACCGTCTTGCCCCGTTGTGATTGTATCATTACCATCAATAGTAATTTCAACGCCTTGTGTGGCTGGTGAAGTTGTAAATGTAGTTTCAAATCCATAAGTCAATTCTATCACTTTCTCCTGATCGGCATCCTGAACACTTCCCACTCCTTCTTCCGACGAATATCCTGTGAATGACGCATTCCAATCATAAGCACCGTTTATTACCTGCACAGGATCAGTTGTTCCATCATCTTTTGTTTTAAGACTTACAGTATTTCCACTTAATATGGCCGGTCCACTTACACTGACAGTCACATCTTTTAAGCCTGATTTTCCTGCGGCGGTCACTTTAAAGGTAAGATTCCATATCTTCTTCAATATCTGCGTAAACGTAGCCTCTCCAGTTACTTCAAATGAAAGAGTTTCAGTCTTATAGCTGTTCTTCATGAATGAAGCGGTATATTTACCAGCTTTTAGACTGATTATCGCTTCTCCTGACGCATTTGTGGTAACTGTCTTGTCCTCATTTTCTATATCAATAGACACTCCTTGCAAAAGATTGGGCGAAGCCATGTTATCTTTTACTACAAACGTAATATTATATGATATAGGGGTAAGTTGAGCTAATACGTTCTTGTTGCTACCGGAAACTTCCACATTACCTTGTGTCTGAATATAACCTTCCTTCGTTACCGTATAAGGATACTGCCCGTCAGAAAGACGAACCGTTACCAAACCACCCTGCGAAGTCTGATAGTCCTTTTCGTTGATATGAATATTAGCGTTTTCAATCGCAACACCTTCATCTGTCTGTACAGTAAATACAATATCGTATTTCTTGTACTCCATATTTACAGGAAAAGACGGAATATCTGCACTTACAACTTCCAGCTCGCCTAAATAATCGTCCATACCATTGGCAACCACCGTAAACGGATATGTACCATTTTTTAACTGCAAGGACACCTCACCATTATCCTGTGTCTGATAAGACGTTGCATTTATCTCCACTGTAGCCCCCTTAATAGGTTCTTTCAATGGATTTTTTACCGTCATTATGACATTGTAAAGTCTTGCCTTTAAACTTATTACACTACTGTTATCACTGTCAAGAACAGTAACCGAAGAACTGCCGTCATAATATCCCGACTTTGTTACGGTATAAGGATATGTCCCGTTTTGAAGGCTTACAACAGCTTGACCCCTTTCGTTTGTAGGATAGGAAGAGCTATTGATGTTTACTGCCGCACCTTGTACTGGGCTACTATTATCACTGTCAAGAACAGCAATAACTACATTATAATGTTTCAGTACAAGTGTTCTTTGAATAAACGTATCTTGTCCTTCCACGTTAAACGATCCGGTCAAATCATCGTACCCTTTCTTCTGTACGGTATAGTTATAATTCCCATTCTTTAATGTTGTTGTAGCTCGACCGGAACTGTTTACGGTCAGCACTTCTGGTTGTCCTTCGATCCTGATTGTCGCATCTTCTGCGGGATTCCCCTGATTAACTTGTGAAATATTGAACTCCACATTATACAAGAAAAAATCCATTTTAAAAGTAACGTCAGCATTCTGATTGTTGACTTTGATTGTTCCTTGTAAGGTGTCGTATCCTGTCTTTTCTATTGTCACCGGATATTCGCCATTCACAAGTGGTATTTCCGCTTCTCCTGTTTGATTGGTAAGAAATTCGCCATTATTTACTTTTACAATGGCATTCGGTATAAGTTCATTCTCTTTGTCCTTTACAATAACAGTGATTGTCCATACTGTAAATTCCAATTCTGGATACACATCACTGTTGCTTCCTTGCACCGTTACACTACCGGAATATTCATCATACCCCAATTTTTCAATAGTGTAAGGATAATTCCCGTTTCTTGCCGACAAAGTAGCTATACCTTGTAAATTGGTAGTAGTTGTTCTTCCGTCCATTGTAACGTTCGCATAGGGAACGGTAGCACCCTTTTCATCTGTTACATGGAAAGTGACCGTATAAGGAGCTAAAACCATTTGCACATCAATAGAAACACTGCCGTTCAGTACGACAAACATTCCTTCCACAGGGATATACCCCGAAGCAGAAGCGATATATTCATACTGTCCATTCGCAAGCCGTATAGTAGCTTGTCCGTTGTCATTAGTTACAACCGCATTGTTTCCTATAGAAATATTTGCACCCTCAACAGGTCTCCCATCCGAATCTGTTACATTGAAATAAACCTCTTGATAAAGGTTAAGTGAACTGTCATTAATACCTACGAACAAATCCTCCGGTTCAGACGGGTAAAACAACGGAGAAAGATTACTGTCAGAATCGTACAAAATATTTCCGTCCTGGTCGCGCATCACAAACCCCCTTATACGCGGAAGCTGATTTGCCGGGACTTGCTGATCGTAATACGGAAAGAAATACTCGTCCGGCACATATTTTACGCCATCGGTCTTTTTTACAATATCCAGCAAATCGTCCCATTCTACGATTTTTCCAGGTGTCCAAAAACGAAAATCAAGATATTTAGTAAGGTTCACTTGTATATTCTGACGCACAGTAGCAACATCGTAATCTGGTTGAAGTTGAACACGGAAATCCAACCCCCTTTCTGAGCCCACATAGAACCAATCAATATTCTTGATACCAATACCAACTACTTTCCCTTCAATATTCAGTTCTGAAATACCAAAATATCCTTGTGCGCTTTCAAGAAGTGTATCAAGTTCTTCTTCGGTAAAGAAAATACCGTTCTGCGAAACAACATAGAGATTATATATACCCTTTTCGTCCAAACCGGCACTCATTACTTTTAAGACACGATCGTCTATGTTGCTAAGTGTCTGTGTCCAGTATTCTATTGTATTCTTGCTAAGGATATTCAGATTGTTCTTAATACGGATTCTAAACGTTTCATCATCCTCACTATCACGTCCTCCAATAGCATAATATTCATTCGTACATTCGATATGACCTTGTGGCTGCGGAGAAACATTGGTAATGCTGTTAGGTGGTACGTTTGTGGAATACCCTGCGTTGATACTTCTTACCTTTACATATCCATAACCACTTTCCCCTACAGTCAATGCTTCATCAACTTGGAAACGAATACCATTTTTATTTACAAAAGTAACAGACGTATCATATACTGTACCTGGATCAGCAGATACCCTTATATATGTCGAAGAACCCAAAGCACCTTTACGCGGGCTGACACCATACAAAGCAGCAGCCTTATCCAGATAAACGCCTGTAGCTGTATCTGGAAATATCTGCGCTTCCTTTATGGCAATATCCTTCATGGCTTTCTGTGCCACCTTTGCCACTCCAAATGCTGTAGCATTCACAACCGAACCGTCAGCTACATTACTTACCTTAGCTGTCTTATCTAAAAACATCTCTATAAAAAGATTCTTTAGATTGGTTATTGTTGCACTTGTTTTTGTAATCATCTGAATATCAATTATATAGGAACATTAACTAAATAATCTTTCTTTGTTACCGTTTTACATTGCAAAGAAAGGAATACGGCATCTTCCTCTCTTTTTACATCTATCAATTCCACAGAATCCCATCTTGAATCCCTTTGGAACATGTTCATTATATCCTTAAAAATAGAAGGGTACTGGATTGCGTTCACCGTTGTTCCTATGAACTCATTTGCAATCCCGTAATCCTTAAACTCTGGTATAGCACCTTTTTGAGATGAAAGTATAGTATCCAAAGCCTGTCGGATTGCATCATCGCCTATCACTATCTTTAAATCGTCATTCTCAAAGACAAAATTCACATCTATGTCACGCCCCAAGATATTATCTCCCACAAGTACATCCACAACAGTATCAAGATAATTATTCCCAGCGTTCTTTAGATTGATATAGAACTTGTTTCCTCCATCAGAGAACGAATAATCAGTTTCTTCTATATACTGCGGTATTGTAATATTCATCCAATCATCTTCCGGGTTGGTACTGTTAAGCTGTCTGGATACATCTTCAAACCGTTCCCCTGTCCGAAGTGTCTTTTCCATCTGCAAAGTATTGTTCCTGTCTAAAGAAGAACTTCTAAGCCATCTTGCCGAACTTTTAATAGTGGAAAGTTTTGTCTGTGTCTCTGTAAAGTTGTCCAGAATATCCCACATGGAAATGTCATCCAAAGTATTTTCATGTAGGATGAACAAAGGCTCAATCGTTTCCGATTCTCTCACAAGTTCAACAAGGCGCAAGAAAGAATCCTTATTCATCTCCCCACCATTACTATAATAATCCACAATAAGAGGATAATCGTTGGCACAGAAATCAACAAACTTCTGGAAATATGACTTTATATCATATCCCGTTACGTTGTAAAATTTTTCGAAAGCATCATCCATTGCCCAACAAACCTTTAGAGATTGAACTTGCAAATTCATTTATGCCCTTTTGTATCACATTAGAGGCGCACATTTCCAAAAACGAACCTTTACTACCACTTGTTCCCGAAACCGCTTCTAAAGGAGCTATAACAGTCATTTCAAGATTGTATTCCCATATCATATTCTTTGATATACTCTGACTGAAATTAACGCCACGCGGTGGAATCGTAACAAGATAGCTTTCTCCAAGTGCCATGTTATAGAAGAAAAGTTTCATGGGAAACCCGTTCTCGTCCACTCCGTTGCTTTTATCTATGATAGATTGTAATATCTTGATACAACCATATCCCGTTTTAATACCAGCATCAAAGGAAGGCATAGTGAGAGAACTTGTAGATTTTCCCTGTAATTGATAGAGATAACGCTTTCCTGCCGAGATACTAAAAGCTGCACCTGTCAACGAAACGCTATCAGAACCGCTTAAAAGAATCTTGAATGTCCTTCCAAAGTTTCCCTTTATCGTAATTGTCTGCGGCATAAAAACAGGAGAAGTAAGTACTGTTATGCCTCCTGCCGTGTTGACTACCGTAGTTCTTTTAGGCTCGCTCTTATCTATACTCTCCGGGCTGATAGGGAAAGTAAAGACATCAATTGTGTTCCCTTTGGAATCTGCCAACTCCAAAGAACACATATACACTTCAAAATCATTCGGGAACTGCGCTGCCATCATGGAGCGACCCAAATTTTTAAGTGTCGATTTCGCTGTTTTTACCACTGAATCCAAAACTGCCACGGCTTTATAATTTTAACTTGTTCAAAAGTACGAATTTCTTCCCAATATCCTAACCCTGTGTTATCTTTTCATTCTCATAATCAGAAGCATTGAAAGATTGTGCCGTTTGCGCACTCCCGACAATACCTGTAGTTGATCCTGTCTGTGCTGTTGCCGATCCTGCCGTTGATACGGGATGAGAATGTGTATTGTAAGTACTTACAAAAGAATTGAAAGATTGAACAAAGGTATTCAATTTGCTTGTAAGGTTATCAAGCTCCACAAGACCCTTTAGTCCGCCTCCATTGAACTCGATAATATCATTATTCATTTTCAATGTGGATGCTCCCGTTTTCAAATCCAACTGTTCTTTCGTTATCGTGCTTTGAACTTCTTCACCAATCTTTACCGATACACCGTTATTGTCCACCTGTAAAGATTGTTCCATTTCCTCCGTTTTCCAATGGAAATAAACCTTTTCCAAATCCATAGAGACTTTTCTTTCCTCTTCTTCCGGTTTTTCTGGATTCACAACCTTTGCCTCTATCTGTGTGTATCCCTTTACAGAAACATTTACTCCTCCGGTTACATTCACGCTTCCAGTGGATTCAACAATTACCTCCGATTCTTCTGATCCTGTAGCAAGTACCTTTACGGATGCTTTTTCGGGAGAATTAATCGAAACAATTACTGCATTATTAGCCGGATCAACCGATAAGGATGCAGTCACATTCCCTACTGTCTTTCTAAACTGGAATGTATTCTCTTTCCACATAGGAGACTGATCATTTCTCGGATAGCTCCCTATCACAATAGGAACACCGTCATACGGGTTGCTCGCTATCACTACAGCCGACCCTTGTTCATTTTCTTTCTCCGGGAACTCGATATTAGCCAAAACTTCATTTGTTATATAAATATCCCGAAAGAAAGCTCCCCCATTTCCCATGACAGAAACACGACCTCTCCTTAAACAAGTTTCCACATACAAATCCCTGTCCGCTCCATTGGGAACAACAATGAACCCGAATGAAATTGCTTCGGGGGACGCATTCAATTTTCTTACTTTTCCACCTGCCATAACTAACTGAACATCTTACGATTAAGAAAATATTCAAACTGATCCCTATCCACCTTTGGAGAAACAAGCGTAGCGATCTGATCTTTTTGAGCTACTTTGACTGCATTTTTCATTTCAGTCAAATCAACCAATTTGAAATAATCCGGTTTCACATCTTTACTTTCTTTCCCTGCATTATCCTGTCTATCCTTTACAGAAGAGAAAGAATTGGAAAGAATTGGCACGTACATACCCCTTTCTACTTGTATAATGGTCTGTCTTTGTAAATTTCCATCTAAGAAAGAAACATTATTGACAACAGAAGATACATAAAAAAAATCATTTGTTGGCTCAAAATAAACGAAAGTGCCAACCTTTATCCGTCTGTCGCCATTTATTGTAATTGTACCTGTCCTTGTGAAAGGAAGGTAAGCTGTTGATTCCAGAATATATATGAGATCATTCAATGCTGCTTCTTGAAAATTGGATAATGTCTGCGTCTTGTTTACTCCGTCCGTTTCCTTATAGTTCAAATATTGGTCTGTAAAAGACATTTTCTTATTACCAAACACTTCGGCATAATCATCCAAATACACAATAGGAACAAAAGCAAGACTTGTTGTGTTTCTTTGTCCGGCATGATTGTCCATCACTCTTAACTGATACCAAGAATAACTTCTTGTATCATAAGACAAATCATATCCTTGCAAATTGCCAGAAGTAATCGTCACATACTGCCCGTTCTTATAAGCTCCCAAAATAGCATCCTTATTGAATGGAGGCTGTCTTACAACTATATCTATCGTATTAATATAGGTGTCAAAGTAAAATTCCACCAAAGGGAACTGGCATACCCTTGTCATATACTCCAATAACGTGCCGTTCGGATTGGCAATAGAAGAATCGATAAGAACTCTTTTTTCGAGAATATCCTCCACAAATACTTTTACTATCTGCCAAACACCATTAACAGGACGTTTTTCCTTTGCTCCAATATCATACCCTTCTGTTCTTTTGTCTTGCCAGGAATCAAATACACTATTTTTGGCTATTCCTATTGTTGACATGACGTTTACAATAAACCATAGACACTCCCGTATAGGCTTTTCCGCGTATGACCACAAAAGATTTGAAAAAGCTCCTGTAAGAACGTTCCTTTTGAACCAAATACTATCCTCACTCATTTCGTACCAATGAGAAAACGTATCAGTAGCGTTAAGCAACGGGATAAAATAGCAGCCATCCTCTGTAAAAAGTTTATTTATATCCCTTCCATCTATAGTGATAGATTTTATGTTTCCTTGTGCTGCAAAAGAGGATGTACAAGTGTCCACAAAACCTATCATATCCCAAATGTTGTTTTTAGCTATTTTAGAAACAGGGATTTCCAAGTTCACTTGCTTTCCTAAATCCAAATCTCCCGTTGATTTTTCTTTTTTTAAACGTTCAAACCGGATAAAGACTATATCATTGTTTTGAATAAACTTTTCTTGAAAAGACTTGACCTGTGCTCCGCTATTAGAAACAAGATTAAACTGTTCCACAATAGATTCTCCAAAGGCAAAAGAACTTTCATTGGCATAAAAAGGTGATAGGAGAATGGTAAATTCTCCCGTCTGTTTTGATTTTGTCGTTACTACCTGCAAAACGTAAGGGGATAAGTCCATAACCTTATCCAAAGCCTTAATATATACCCATACCCTTACATTCATAGAGATTATCTTAGCATTTATTCCTGTCCCTTTGAGTGAGGAAGTTACACTTGTATCGGGCAAATATTCTTCATCACTTATCAGACTTTCATAGTTTTCTCCCCAATAAGCCTTGAAACTTCCTTGTGATACAAATTGTCCTTCTTTTGCAGCTTTTGTAAGGGACAATGGCGTATCATCTTTTGGGCAGAACAAAGTTGTCCCTTGCTTTACATAAGGCAATGTACCGGAATCATAATCGCTTTTGTATTTGACTTGTTCCTCTTTGTCATAAGTCCCCCAAATAATATCAAGATTAGATATCCCCTTTTCATTTTTTACTTTCAATAAATCAGACGGGGTATATTTTTTCTTCCCAGTGGGAATAATCTTTTGCCATGCATCAATAAAATCCTGTATGGTGGAATACCTATATGCTGGAAGTGGATATATTGGTGGTACACTTGTTTTGTTGTTGTCTTTTTCTGTCATAGATTATTCCTCCGATCTAATCATCTTTTTAAAAAACGCTTCCATCATAATGCCTGGGAAATTCTGCAAAGCCGTTCTTGCTGCCGTTGCCGTAGCTCCATCTCCCCTGTCAAGAGCATCTTTATATTGTGTAAATAAATTCTCAACAGCAGTAGGGAAACTCGTTATGCTATTGTAGATTCCATTTATGGCGTTCAACATTTTGCCCAACCTGTCTATATTTGCTTCACCAATTCCAATCATTCTATTTTCATAGGTAGACATCATCTTTTCACCAGACGTAACCGTTCTTTCGGCAGCAGTGGGTTCATATCTGTTTGTCGGATCGTTCTGCCTCCTAAGTGCTTGTCTGGATTCTTCCATTTTCTCAAAGAACTCTCCAAAATCAATATCCCTGCGCTCTGTTATCTTGTTGATGTCCGTATAAGAAAGATTTGTGAAAGCACCTCGCATCAAGTGACGAAGCATTTCAAGACTTCCTCCCGATATCTCCTTTAATGATTCAAGAAACCGCTTCATTATATTTTTATCCCCTTCGCCTCTTGATAAATCGTCCATAGCAGCAAGAACATCGGAAGGATTCATCGCCCCTGTAGCCTGTTGAGCAGCACGGAACAAAAGAGTTTGAGTTACATCATCTTGTGAAATCCCTTGTCCCATGAAAGCCTGCTGTACGCGCTCCAATTGCCTACCTTCCATTCCGGTCTGCAAACGAACAGCACGCATGATAGAAGCTATGCTTGCTGCATCTATTTCACCTGTACGGGAAAGAATATCGTCAGCAGAACGAATAAAGGTAGTCATACTTTCATCCATTGTAGAGGCAATCTCACTAAGAGGAATTTGAAGCTGTTTCATTGTCTGCTCAAATGAACGGATAATAGCAGATGAAGAAGCTGTTTGTCCTTCCTCTGTACGGGCAAAACGCATCGCCCCTTGCATTCCCATTACAGTACGATCACTAAGTCCATATAAACGCTGTACAGCCATCAAACTTTGTGTTTCCGGTACGGGCGCAACTGTTCCCTCTTTTCCTCCGGCGGCACGGATAAGTGCAGCACGCCTTTGAATATACTCTCCTACATTCATTCCAAGAGCACCAGCAGCATAACTACCTTCTCCAAAGGCTGTGCGCATGGCTTGTCCTGCGGAAACGCCCATTGTCTGCGCATAAGGTATGGTTCTCTTTTGCGCTTCCATAGCCTTTTCAACAGATGTAGTGAAAATTCCCGCCATGACATTGGCGACCGCAGTGGTTACACCGCCTAAAAATCCCCCTACACCAGGTATCAAAGAAAGACCTTCTCCCACAATTCCGCCCAAAGAAGATATAAGCCCTCCACCCATAGCAGCAGGACTTTGGAATGTAGCTCCAACACCGGAAATCACTCTTGTGGCAATGTTAGTAGCTGTACTTCTGTCACTTCCTCTTTGTACATTTTCCCTTCTTTCTCTTGTAATAGGTGTTTCTTCTCTTGCTGGCACTGGTGATGGTGTGGGCACTGGAATAGGCTGTATTCCCGATCCACCCACAGAAGAAGTTCCTCTTTGATTGTATAGAGTTTCATCAATAGAAAAGACACCTTCTTGTATTCCCTCTAAAGCACGTGCTCCTGCTTGTACGTTTTGGAGAATTTGCTTTGTTATATCAGACAAATCACTATTACCGGAAGAAATGGCTTCCACAATATCACGAAAGCCTTCTTGATTTACACCAAGCAAAGCCGAGAGGTCGATAGCTCTCGTGCCTCTATCTTGATAGGATTCACCTCTTTCTCCCGAAATGTCCGCTTCCGGTTGCTTTTTTCTTCTCCTTCGTGTAGGTGTTGCAGTTTCTTGATCTTCTCCTTCCGGTTGTGGTGTAGGTTGGATAACTGGACGTGTAGGTGTTGCAGTCTGTCTACCCTTTTCGGAATTTTGCTGTCTCAAAAGGTTCAATTGTTCCCTAAGTTGGTTAAGTGCGTCGTTCTGCTGACGAATAATGTCGTTATTGTTTTCGACTATTCTTCGCTGCATATTCTCAACGTCTCTCCCGACCGACCTAAGTTGAGAAACATCTACCGACACCCTAAGTCTTTTTTCGTTATCCATTTTCCTTACCTTTTTCTTTTGCCTTTTGCTCCATCTCGATCATCTTAAACATCTGATCTTCATAGAAGGCAGTATCTTGTTCCAAAATTTCACCTTCCGGTGCTTTCAACCAATCCCCGATATTGGGAATATATTCTTGCACTCTTTCCTCTCTTTCTTTCTTTTCTTGATTAAGTTCATAAAATGCCTTTTCTTCTTCGAACTCCATAAGTTCAGCAAAGAAATCACACTTCTTATGTTCTTCCGAAAGAAAAGGAATATTGTGCTTGTTCCTAAACCACCTGTCAATAGGAAAAGTGTTATCCCATTTTATGACGAAATTCCTATATTCTTCCCGGTTCATCAATCCACAGAAGAAAGTATTTTTTCAGCCTCTTTCAAGAAAGGAAATACCTCGTTCATGTAAATATCGCTGATCTCCTTAAAATCTTTCAATCCAAGTTCCGAGAAACTTTTTACCTTCAAATCAGCCACCAACTGCGGACAAAGAACGGATAAAGTTGCTTCAACATCAATCATGTCCAAAGCACGCTGTGCCGTAATGGTAGGGTTGCCAATCAACGAGTTATAACTTCCTTTTCCCAGTCTCTGCTTATTTACTTCAATCTGGTAATACTGTCCTACATTAGGAAATTGAATTTCGTACTTTCTTCCTTTTACTGTAATTTCTTTCGTATTCATACTCTTTTTATGATTAATTGATTGATATATGCAAATATAGTAAGAATTTTGATGTTATTTCTAAAATGCCAACTATTTAGATGCATTCGCACTCAAATGTGGGCCGGTATTAACTATTTGTTTATGAATAAATTAGCTCCAAAAAAACATATCAAAAGTAACAAAATTTGGGCCAATGTATCGCAATGTACAAATAATTGAATTTCAATATAATACATCTAAATCTAATACTATAGCAACTAAATTTATAAAATGAAATATCCAAGAAAAAACTACTAATACATCTCTATAACAATAAATTTCTTCTCTAAACTAATAAAGCGCGGATTTAAGTCTTTTAAACTTACTCCACGCTTTGTAAAATTCAATATATCATTGATGTGTTTCTAATTTTCCCTTGTTCTTAATTTCAACTCTATTTTCTTTTTGATATTTAGCTCTTTACAAATAAAATCAACAAGCTCTTGTGATCCCTCCGTAAGGGTATTTCCTTTGCTAAAATTTTCTTTAGAAAATAAAGGCTGCGAATTTCTCCAATTAAAACAAACTCTTTGATCGTCTTTGTCTGTCAAATCAAAATAGGAACAAGGAACAATATGATCAACGTGCCAAATCTTACCGTAATTATCCCAAGACATTCCTTCTTCAAATTGAGATTCCATAAAATCTATGAACTTTTTTCTGGAGCAACCAACCAATTCGACCATACATCCATTATACGTTGGACGATGGATCATTTTCCTAAGAGAATTATGTAAGCGAAGATTCACCCTTGCTTGTTCATTTTCATCAAGTCTTTTCTGTCCATACGCTCGCATATATTCCCTGCCTTCTTTTGTTGCTCTAAATCTGGCCGATTTTTCTTTATTCTTCGCCCTGTATTCCTCTGTATGCGATTTTTCTCTGCGGTACTCATTGTAACAATCCTTACAACTATAATGAAAACCTAACCTATTGCTTGTGTCTTTAGGGAACATATCTAATGGCAATCTTCTTGCACATTTAATGCAAACAAAAAATTTATTTCCGTTTTCATCTATCTCTATTTGTTTTAACTCTTTTGGGCGAGCTAAATTTTTATGGTAATACTCGTGAGACTTTTGTCTATTCTTCTCTTTATATTCCGGGTCATTCCTTCTCTTTTCATTTATTCGCTTTCTACTTTCAGCACCCTTTTCAGAAGCATGATATTTCTTATAAATCTGCTTTCTTCTTTCTCTTTCTTCTTCTGTCATACTTTTAGAAGAAAGGCACTCTTTACATCTACAAGTCAAACCGTCAGAAGCTGTACGATTCTTCTGAAACATCTCAATAGACAATTCTCTTTTGCATTTAGAGCAAATCTTTGTACCTTTGTCAAAATTAGCTTTCATAAGCCAAAAATCATTTTTAAAGTTTACATTTTATCAAAATTTGCCCATACATTGATTGCCGTCTTTGTATGGGCATCCTTATTTAACACAACAAAGGCAAGAACTTAAGAAATAAATCTTTGGTTCTTACCTTTAAAATAAGTTAAATATTATCTAAACTATTAATATTCAGCAGTTGTAATAGGATGCAAGAAGCGTCCTTGTACATTATAAGCAGAAACAGCTTGCTCTTGCAATTGCCAATTCTGATTCTCAATGAAACACGGAGTTAAAAGAGCAATCGTCTGTCCTGTCGGATCAACTTGTGTTACCATCTTGCGAGAATCATCAAAGTTCTGAACCAATTTCTTATAGATCATGATAGAAAAACCTTGTTCTGCAAATGTAAGAGTGTCCAAAACTTCCCGCAAAGTTCCCAAGCGATGGATCATTGCTTCTACCACCGGAGCTTTAAAGGACAAGAAGAACTGATCCACAGTGAACGTACATCTGTAAGATACAGGCGGAATTTCCTGAATAGGCAAACTACCCAATCCCTGTACATCCACACGATTGATCTGTTCCTGTACGGTAATATTTCTGACAAAACCGGCAGTCTCACCGCCAATTTTGATATATGCCATAGGTGCACTGAATGTCTGCATGATATTCTATATTTTTAGAATTATTATCCACGAATTAAGAAGCCTGTAAAGAACAACTTATTGATTTCATTGTTGACAACAATCTTATAAGTAACAAACCAAGCGTCTTCCTGTCTTGTTACGACAACATCTTTAAAAGAAAGAAGCAAGTTATCCTGTGCTTCTGTTGCTACTCTTGACTGCAAATAAGCAACCGTCCAGTCCTTCACCGCGCCAGCAGACAAAGTATTGACATTTACACCATTTTCCTGCCCAAGCAGATCAATAGAAGCATTTACAACCAATTCCTTGTTAATCTGTGCAACAATACGCATGAACTGAATGCTGTGGCTCTGACCGTTGGAATTGAACAACACTTTGTTGTCCTGTAAAGTATTTACACCTTGCAATACGACAAAATTGTTCGTATAGTCATTGTAAACCGTCACAAGCATACCGGCATTTAAAGCCTTAGTTTTTTCCGTATCATTCAAAGTGTGCTTCAACTTGTCGATACCGATTGTCTTGTTTGTAACCGGAATATAAGGCGGTTTTCCTGCCGTTCTACCCAAAATACAACACAAATTATACATCACACCCCACCAACGTGTTTTTACACCTGTAATACCGGAAGTCATGCCTGCGCCTCCATGTACCAACTGGACAAGCTCACTATTAAAGCCTTTTGCCAAATCAAGTGATTTAGAGAAATTAGCAGCATCAGCATATCCTCCAACAAACAAGAAATGGGTGTATTTTGCCTGGCTGTTCATGTGGGCAATATACTGTTTCTGTAACGCAGAATCCGCATTTTGTCCAAACTGATCTGTAAGAGCAAAACTATAATCCAACCCTGTGATAGCAGCAAGAGCCTGTGTCATGTAATCGGCATTATAAGTTTCCGTACCGCCTTTTGCAAGTACGAATTTCTTTCCTGCAAGTGCCGTTGTTACGTCGTTTTCCGCTACAGTTCCTTCACCTTCTTTCTTTGCATTGCTCGTCAAAACAAACAAATTAGCAAAGTTGGAGTCTGATTTAGCCCAATCAATCAAAGTCTGGATATTGTCAAATTCTGGTGACTGCAATACTAAAGTAGGTGCTGCTTGATCTTCCGGTGTTTCTCCAATAGGATAACCATCCTCTGCATAACCAGTAAAAGAACCAACGTAAAACTTCATGATCCATTTTTCAGGATCATCTTCTCCTGCCACAATAGAAACTCCATAACCAGTAATCAGATTGTCAGCTTCCGAAAGTGTACCATTTGCTCCCTTTCCTTCGTCCAAAGTTTTAACTTCAAATGTTCCGCCTGCCGTTGTTGCAAAAGTGATAGTGGCAGAAGTTGTCTGTGCAGCTCTAACAAACAAAAGCTGTGAAATGCCAGTAGAGGCAGGGTTTGAATAATCCGGTGTAAAAAGTGCCTCTGCAATCTTCCAATACATGCCGCCTTTCACGAAAGAACGGAACTCTGCCAACGTATCGAATCTGTAAACTGCATCCAAATTCCGATAATTTTCTCCAGCTACGCCAGAGCCACCGCACCAGTTAGCACCATAAACACCAGTGTCAACTATGAGCACCTTTGAATAGTCTAAGGTGCGAGCTGGAGATGTTTCTGACGTAGTTATCCGACTATAAACACCCGGAAGTGTTACTTGCTTGTTATTGAAAATAAAAGATGTACTCATAACTTATTGATTTTCAATTAATTATTCATCGAATTTATATGATTTTATTCCCTCTATTCTCTCCAAATAATTAGATGGTTGTATAAACTCCCTTCTTCAAATTTGTTTTCCAAAGGTAATCATTTTTCAATCAACGTACTACCAACTGCCTTTAATTTCCGATTCCACCCCAGGAAGCCCATCTGTAGCAGTCGAATCACCAAGAGCAATACTATCCACTTGGTTGACCTTTCCAAAGAGGATCTTTCCAAGTAAAGTAGTGTCCACAAGCCCTGGAGCTATTTCTTCCGAAGATAATTCCAATCCGATAGAACGGATAAAAATAGGAGTTGGCATCAAATGGTTCTCCATCATCAGTTCTTTCATGGAAAACTCTATTTTAAGAAATTGAGAAGCCAATAAATCCCAAGAACCAAGTAAAAGTGCATACAAAATTTCTGACATCAAAATTGATTCGTTCATATTTACAGAAAAACACATAATTTCCAGTCCATACTGTCTTGTATCTCTGTACATAGGAACGCCACCCATAAAAGATTCTATCTTACCTATAGAATTAGCGATACCACTTTTCTTTCCCGGTTCACGAATCACATAAGATGGAAGTCCTGCTCTGTCCTTCGGATATTCCAGCAATACCTTTATGTTGTTAGGGTTTGTTTCTTTCCGCAAAAACAAATTCTTTGCCTGCTCATAGAAGTTGTAAGAACCATCCTGCGTGTCTCCCAACACCTTATACAAGAAAGAATCCTTTTCATTGTTTTTACTTTCAAAGTCAGTCTGAACATATTCCAAACAACTTTCTACAATCTTTTTTATTTTAACTATCTGTATCATAACTAAATAGCCTTTAAAAATTCGTTTATAACCCTATCCGCGACAACATCTATTTTAGCTTGTTCAAGAGCCTTGTCCATGAGCTTATATGGAATAATACCACCATTCCACCAACTGTTAGGATCAGAAGCGTCACTTACCCTTCTCCATGTAAAGTAACCACTTCTTGTTTCGTTTGCAGTAGAAGCAATGTTTACTTTCGTCAAGCCTTGATAAATAGGTGCTTTGTGCATGTAAGATGGTTTGTTTACTCCCAACCTGTTTATCTCTTTCCTCTCTCCTTTTTCGGCAAACCTTCCTTGTAAATTTCCAATTCCCAGTCTTCCTGTCTTTCGAACTGCATCGTAAATCTGTTGAGGCATTATAGTTGAAAATAATCCAGAATCCGCTACCGCTTCCGAAGTTGCGTGACGGAAAGGAATATCAATGTACCAACCTCCACCTTCCGCTTCTTTTCTTTTTGGGGAATTTCTAAATCCTTCTTTTTCATCAAAAGGTGGTTGCCCTTCTTCTATCATTAAAGGAATAGAAGATTCTCTGTTTGTCAATCCAAATGTAACAGACAAAGGGGATTCTCTTTCTATGAAAACTCCCCTTTTATATTCGTTCCTTGTTTTATGAAGACTATTTGATATAAGATTTTGCCATCTAAGCTGATATTCCGAGACAACCGCATCAATAATGGAAGAACCTAAAAACACAGATTGATCCCCTGAAAGATTAAACTCTTCCACAAGATCACCTAAATCTATATTTATTGGTAAAAACATTCCGCTACTTTCATTTGAATATTGTCATTCAAAATAACACCAGAACCGTCAAAATTAGGTTTTTCAGAAACTATCAAATGCGTTCTTCTTGCTACCGCCTGGATAGGAAGCCTTGTTCTTTCCAATTGTCCTGATTCCTTATTCTTTTTCCATGAAGCACGTACTTCGTGTGGGAAATCCAATACATGAAACTCCAGTTGATGCTGATAATAAACGCTCACAACTGGGTTTAAAGCCATATCAGCAGTCAAAATTATGCAATAAGGATTCGCATCACTTACTTTGTAATCTGCCACTGAAAGTTGTCTTAAAGGCATCGTAGAACCATCAAACACATGTATGCTGTATATGGATAACGGCTTATAAGTAGTAAATATGAAAAAGTTCTCTCCGTCTGTTCTGACAGGAAGATTTTCGCTGAAATAAGAATATTCCTTTTGAATTGTGATCCTGTCAAAATACCCCATATTCGGTTTATCTGTATCCGTCACCGTTACATTGATAGTTCCTATCAGTTCTTCCGACCAACGTTTATAGTCGTTGTTTCCGTTTATTCCGGTTATGAGTGCATGTGTGCTTACAGGGTTCACATAAAAATATCCTGTGCCGAAACAATTCTGACAATCCGTCAAAGGAGAATCTGGTGCGTTGCAAGGACATCTCAAAGCCTTTTCGATTACCACCTCATATCCTTTCAAATACACAGCAGAATCGAACTCTGAACGCATAAATTCAGGACTTGCATTGCTTAAAGCCGGAATAGGTGATTGTAAAATGCTTTTTGCCACGATACGTCCTCCTTATAATACCAAAAATTTAAACTGATCGTACACAAGTTTTATCCGTCCTACCGTTTCCTCTATTTCTTTCTGATACTGTTTCAGACGTGCCCCATACCCTGCATTTTCAGCAGAAGCAGTAGAGTTTATGGATTGTCTAAGTCCGTCTATCTCCAGGTGCATGGACGCAATACCCGGAAGATTGAATATCATATCTCCAGCAATATTTAACGGGCCGAATGAAGCGAGCTTACCAACCAGATTTATCAAATCAACCGGCATTTTATCCAAATCAAATCCGGTTATATACTGAATATCCCAATAATCTGGTATGTTCGTGTATCGTTGGAATCCTATTTGAGTTGTTATACCTGTAAGAATAACATCGGCATTCCCCCTAACTGAACTTGCTCCAGTTGGGACTACACTCATTCTCCGTTTTCCTATCCCGTCCATATCCTTTTCACATGTAAGCCATGCTTGCGGATAAATAATTTGCTCCATCTTGTTTAACATACCTGTAAGCGCAAGAGGAACTCTTACAGGACAGTTGGTTTGTATGATAGGAAATTGCTGAAAATAATCTGTCCTGTAATAAGAATGCGTTTCCGATTCAACCAACTGTTTTACAAATTTGAGATTGAAATAATTCTCAACCTCTCTCTGCGCTGCACTAAGATAAGTTCTAAGAGCATCGTCAGAAAAAGCCGTACCAGTCCCAGCCTGTATAGTGATACCATACAAGTAGTTGTTCCACATTTCGGCTACCGAAATGACCGATCCTGTGTTCTTTTTATATTTTATTGTAAACGTCAGTTGTCCCGGCATAACCTTTTATTTTTTAGGTAAAGAAATTATCGCATTGATAAGTTCGTCCTTCTGATCTTCTTCTTTGAATCTTCCTGCCTTTTGCTTAGACATACCATTTTCAATAGCAAGAGTTTTCAAATCTTCGAAAGACATTTTGGACATATCTTCTTTCAAAGAAGCAATTTCTTCTTCATTATAAGAACTTTCTTCTTTCTCTTTCTCTTCTTCTATTTCTTTTGGCTTTCCACCATTCATCAATCTTTCACACTCTTTTCTCCAAACATCAGCAGCTTGTTTCATTTTTTCAATTTGAGCGTTCTTGTCGCTGATAATACCGTTCAAACGTTTGATTTCAAAGTCATACTCATCTTTCAGAACTTTGATAGTGGCTTCATCATCCTTTTCTCTTTCAGATTTTTCCTTTTCCAAATTCTCTGCATCTTCCAAAGAAGTGATTCCTTTAAAGCCGCCCGTTCTGATATATTCCCAAGTCTCATCCTTTACGGTTGACTTACCGTTCGTAAACTTCACAAGTTCATCTCCAAATTGGATAACAGTGTTCTTATAGATTGTTGATACGATTGTTACCATATTTCAAACTTAAATTATTAAGGGAAGGGAAGATGTTGCCAAGAACCCTTTCCTTCCCTCTTGTTTATTTTAATTCCTATGATCTCTTATGCACCTAAGCCTTCATCACCGATATTGATGACACGACACATCTTAGCGGGCTGATACAAAACCGGAGTGCCGTAGTTCAAAATTGCAAATCTACGAGACGGAGCAGTGATTGCAAAGTCGATCTTACGAGTGTCGCCGAACTGCAAGTATTCATTGACCTGACTGTCATTGTAATAAATCAAAGCAGACTTAGTTCCTGCAATGATACGGTTGCGGTCGCGAACTTTAGTTGCAGCAGCACCATCATATCCAGCAGCCAGCATAGAAGCCGGAATAGTAAAGATAGGATAATATTCTGTCGTGTCTGTCAAAGCAGTTACTTTCTTAGTACGATAAACCACATAAGCGGTAGCCTGATAAGCTCCACCTACACCGGCTGTCCATTGTAAGTCAACTGACTGATTAGCTGCAACAGCCAAAGCGGTATCCGTCAATTTAAGCGGAGCAGATTCGCCATAGCGATTCTTTGCAGTTACCAGATAGCCATAAGAACCTGCATGTAATGTAAAGTTGGTTTTAGCATCTGCAATAACAGTCGATTTTGTTCCACCTGCAACAGGAGTTGCCGGAGCTTTCGGAGAAGTAGCTGTAGCAGTTGCCTTAATAGGTTTACGAACGTCAAAGAACTTATCGCTCTTAACTGCAACGCTACCAAACTGCGTTACGATATTGTTTACAGACTGGCCCATCGTTGCACCTACAACACTGTTAGCCATACCGACAACAACACGTTTCGATTCATGGAATTTCTTCACATAGTTGTTAAATACAACCGGAGCGGAAACGATACGGTCGATATAACCATTGTAAACGTTTACAACAGCATCAGCAGCATCTTCAACCAAAGCATCAGTCAAAATACCACCCTGTGCATCAATAACGGCAGCAGAGCCATAATAAGCATCCAAAATCTGTTCTGTGCTCATACCTTCCGTAGAGCCACGATCAGCAGAGGCAACGCCCATCATGTGCTGACGGAAAATGCCATCAAATTCTTCTTCCACACAAGTAGAATCCGCACTCGTCAAGTTAGTGTCAATCAAAGTAAGTAACAGAGTTGTCTTGTTCTGTACCTCACGAGTGTACATATTCATACCACCTGCCAACTTCGCCAACATTGCCGGGTCTGTTACCTGCCCTGTCAATCCCATGAACTTAGCGATAATAGATTTGCGAATGTATTGAGTATCGGTTTCTTCCGGTGTTTCACCTTCACGGTTGAAGATACCTACATCTTCACCATATTTGTACAACTGGTTGTACTGATGAACCGTATTCTCGATTCTCTGTTTCGGCATTTCATTATAAACGACCAACTGATTCAAACGGTTGGCAAGAACCTTGATGTAAGCATCCAAAGATTCTATTTTCAAACCTCCACCATTGTTAATCTGGTCGTTGTATTGCATACCGGTCTGTAAGCCGGCTTCCATAGCTTTCAACACGTCAGCAACGTTATTGCTACCTCCAAAAGCTGCCAAATCATTATAATTGTATAATTCCATGATTATCAATATTTTATATTATATTCAATCGAATTGTTTCTTACTTGTGGAACTTGATATTATACTTTTCGTACATGAACTTCGCCAAGTTCTTGCCAATAGTTTCGGCTTGCGTATCTGCCAAGAAAGCTAAAGCATCATCGCCAATGGATTTTTCAAGTTCTTCGCCTTCGTTTTCAATAGCCTTATTGATGGCAGCAGTAACTAAAGGTCGCTGTTTAGTGACAGACAACAAAGTCTTTCCTTCTTCGTCCACTTCTGGTTTCATAGATTTTTCCAAAACGGCAGAAGTCTGAACACCTTTGAAAGATGGAGTTTGTGCGCCGAAAGTTTCCAAAGATTTTTCAATGTTACCAAAACGTTCGTTCATAACCTCTGTCATTCCTTTTACGATATTGGCAGCCAAAGAAGCACCGAAAGATTTCATATCTTCCATAGAGAAAGATTTCTCAACTTTATCTTCTTTTTCCTTGATGTCTTCTTTCAAATCCTTTACGTCTTTCTTGTCCTCTTTTTCGTCCTCTTTAAGAGCATCTTCATGCTTCTTATCGTTGCCGATATTTTTTTCTTCCTTCTTTTCGGAATCCTTCATTTCAGCAACAGTTTTAGACTTCTCAAAAGTTACATCACCTCTTTCCACCATAGAAGCAATATCTTCCGCACTAAAACCAGAGTTTTCGAGTGCCTTGTATAGCGGATCGTTTTTAAATTCATTCAAGTTTAGCATAATATACTATCTATTTAAAAATTATTGTCGAACTCTTTCTACAAGTGTATCAAGAACACTTCTATCCAATCTTCCTTTTTGAACTGATTTGTAAATTTCCCAAAAAGAACCAACATCAAAAGAATGCGACTTTTGGAAATTTACCTTAAAATTGTTATCTATCTGAACTATCCCATTTTCGGTGCAATACTCAAAAAGGATAGCGGATTTCTGCATTTCCAACAAATCGTTCCCCCTGTTCCCTTTACTTTTCTCAATATCAAGATAAGTTTTGGTATTAACAGGCGTCATAGTCAACGCTATGTTTGTAATAAGGGCTTTTGTCACTCTTTTTGGATTCCGTTTATCTCTTTCCAAAGCCTTACCTTCAACGCTCATTCCAGGCTTTCTTGTTGAACCGGATTCCTTCATCTCAATAGCCTTATCCCAAAAAGCACGAGCTTCCGGTGATTTTTCCCATAATTTACCTTTCACAAAAAACTTATTGTCTTTCACATAGGCTTCAATAGGCTCGCCTATCCAAAATCTACTTTTATTGATAGGCGATCTTGTCGGCAAATGATCGAGATTGAACAATCCTGATTTCAAAAATCTATCATATATAAACCCAGACGGCTCTAACACTTCTTCTTCATCGTCCTTTGAAGAATCAGAAGCTACGCCGGAAAAGACCATATTAGAATATGGAGATTCATTCAAAGAATCATCCTTTTTAGCCTTTTCCAAGTCCAAGTCTACATATAATTTGAAACTATCAAACATTCTATGATTGTTATATTAAATATAAGCGTAATAGCGACACTCAAAAATACTGCAAAAATAGGTATAAATTGCAATAACCCAATATTTTAACTTTTATTAATAATTATCACAATCTATACCTTTTGTATTAATGCAATTGCAATCTGTATTTCGATTGTTTGAGTGTGGCAAGGAAATCATCAATCCAACTTACCTCACCGTTGTATTCATCCCGTCCGGCAAGTTCCTTTCTAAACTCAACCGTTTTGTCAAAAATCATTTGACAAATAGCGATAGGATCAGATTCTTCCACCTCATCACCTTGTATTTCTCCGTCTTTAAACCGTCCGAATCCTGCTTGACCGGCTTCTGCAATCTTATCTTCAAATTCAGAAACATTTTCTGAAAGATCATCAAGATAAACGTGCTTCGAGTTATCTTCCTCTCCCCAATGAATGTTTTTAAGACGGGTCTTAGCACCTTCAAGAAAGTTAAGGTAAGTGTTGAAAATACTCTTATCTTTCCTCTCGGACTTTTCAAGTTCATCTTCCTTTTCTTTCTTAGAAATAGTGTCCTCTTGTGACTTTCTGATATCTTCTGTTTTAGAGACACCGTTTAATCTGAATTTTGTGCCAAATTTCCATTCTTGTTCTCCATTATCTTCTGTCTTGATAATTACAGAAAAAGGTTTGTCCAAATCTGCCACTTTTTGAAAGGTAGCTAAGAGATCGGCAAACTTATTTCCATGATCTCCGTCATTATCACTAAAGGAGATTTGAAAGTTTCCATAAGTATATTTGTTTGGTTCTTCGTAAACAGTTCTCTTGAAAGTGATAGCTTTCTCAATTTCTTTTTCATGAGAACAGCCTTCTCCTACTCCATCTTCTGTACGGACGATATTTTTAGTTTCTCCATCCAAAGATTCACGCTGCAATACCTGTACGTCTGCTGTATCCATAGTTTTTTCTACTTTCCAATCTTCCGGCAGTTCATCTTCCAAATTAAGCTCTTTTGCACGCTTCTTGATCCATTTCTTTACATCTTCCTTCGGCATAGAGGAACTACCAGATAAACGGATAGCATCTTTCAAATCCTGGCGATTTCTAATAGGATATTTCCCATTTGGCATTGCCTCACCCTTCTTTGCCAAATCCTTTCTTTCTTCATGTGTGAAAAAAGTCTTGTTTGCTGATTTTTCCAGTTTTTCAGGGTTTTTCTCACAATAGGTAGTAAATACTTCCTTTGATATTTTCCCGTCCTTGAATGACTTCATTACCAATTGAAATTCATCCGGCACTTCAATACCAAGAATACGCTTGATATTATCCTTCATATCAAAAATGAAGTTGTAAAGATCAAGTTCCGTGTAAGGATTGACCCATTCCGACCCTGTTTCCTCTTCCGCATCCACAAGGATATTAACTGGTGTCTGATCGTCAATATGACACATAAAATAGTGAATCTCTATCCCTTTTCTTTTGGGGATATACTTACCGACAGGAATCAATAAACTTTCCGACATATCAATGCCAGTTTCTTCAAACAGCTCTCTTTTGGCTGCTTGCAAGAAAGTTTCTCCTGGATCAACATGCCCCCCTGGAATGCACCAATCGTTCGATACCGCTCCCTTTTCTCCCACACGGTTCAAGATAAGAAGTTTGTCACCTCTAAAAACCAGTACATCGGCAAATTGCACCTTTCCTTGCTTTGCTTTGAACAAATCAAAATAAACCGATTTTTTAATCAACCCTTGTTTCCAAAGCTCTCGGCATTCAAAAAGGTGACGAATATCTTTTGCCATTTCAGCAAAATCTTCATCGTTTTCCAGTCTCTCAATCGACTTCTGGATAGAATTTCTTCTATTGTAAACACTCATTAAATCCTTTGATTGCTGTTTCAAGAACTCGCTGAAACAACTCTCTGCCTTCATAGCAGCTTCCGCATTGTCGCTACCTCTCAAAGAATCGTATTGAGACTTTTGTAAAGAGTAATTCTCCGCAAGTGAATCTACTTCTTGCTTTATTTCTCTTTCCTTTTTAAGAAGTCCTTTATACTCATCTATTTTTTCTTTTTGCGTCTGTAAACCAAGTAACGCTTTCAAATTCAGTCCCATATCTAAAAAATTTTATTTTGAATTACTGCTGCAAACTACGTCCGGGATGCAAACATTATCTGCAAAAAAGAAGTCCGGCTTATCAAGTTCAAAACTATAAAAATATTGCGAAACATTATCAATAGGTATTCGTATAATGTTGGTTACTTTGCCCTTGCAACCATTTTTAAGCATAATAACATCTCCTGGACGTATCCTATTAGCCTTTTTCACCTTGTTATCACACAGAACAAAAGAATTTTCCGTTATCCTATGTAACGCATCTTCCCGATACCCCTTTTCAAGAGCTTCGTCCTCGGTAATATAACACACGTCCAAAACGCAAGGTATAGATGATGGTTCAAACTGCGTTACCCTAACCACTCTCCTATAACCGGAAATGGTTCTTACTACATCTCCCACTTGAATATCCTTTATCCATTTTGAACTATCCACTGTAGGTATGCTGATATAACCAGAATTAAAAATTGTCCTTGTTTTCATTATACTTCGAAATGTTTTGTTCCTACTGTAATTTTCACCTTTGATTTTCTCTCAACACGATCTTTATCTTCCACTTTTTTAGGTTCAAAAGATTGTGTTTTATCATCCCATTCATAGCCATCTGGAATGTAACGGAGGTTGCATCTGCAAAAAGGGTGAATATTTGTTAAAACAGGCTTCCAATCCTTTGATTTTCTGCCTATATTCGTTCCGTTAGCAATCAATTCGGATAAATCAAATATAACTGGCTTAGAACCATAGCCATTTGTAGTGTAGGCATTTAAGCAATACCGGCAGGCTTGTGGCATTGTTTGCTTATACACCTTAGCATGGATGCCATGTTCCTTCATTATCATTTGAGCCGTACCTATCTGAAAAATATTCTCCATTTCGGTAGCAACTATACGTCCCCAGTCACGATTCCATTCGTCCAATCTATGTCCAAGCGCACTTACTATAGACTGAACGGATTTCCTTTTTAGAATCCCTTCTGAAAGTTCCTCTTTAATAGCTGTTTCAACTTCCCTTTCTCTCTCCGCAACAGCTATTTTCATTTCTTCTTCCGATATGGTGGAAGAAAGAGAATCCTTTATTTTATTTCCCATTCCCTTTATATAGGAATAAGAGCGCATGGCAGACGCATTGTATTCTGCCTTTTCCCTTGCTGTCAATTTCGGGTATTGTTCTTTCTCGACATATTGCCTCAAATCATCAAAATTAAGCGAAGAAAGCTGTGCAGGGGAAAGTATGACTGCTAACCGTCCAAATAAGAATGCTTGCCAGTAAGGTGGTATTTTTAGAATTTCTGTCTTTAGGTCAAAATCGAACCTTTTAAGCACATCTATGTCGTCTGGGGAAAGATAGTCTTTTCCCAATACATCAGCAATCACTCGCGCAATACGATAATCGACAATGAAAAACAACTGCTGTATTTCTTCCGGTGTAAACAACATAGACTACTTCGATTTTTGACCAACCATTTTCTTTGTCAAGTCCATTAACATATTGTTTATCTGTGTCGAGAAAATAACCTGCGCCATCCCCTCATACCCTTCTTGCACTTTAGGATAGCGCATAGGATCAACATGATGATGTATGTTTGACACCAACGGCATTTTCTCGACTTTTATGTTCTTTACATATCGAACGTTCACGATTCCCCCCAGTTCTTCTCAATGTAAGACATAGCAGCATCCATGATAGGATTCGAACTGAAAGATTTTTGTGTATCTTCCTTTTCTTCCGAAGCTATCTGACGATCCACTTCTTCATTCATCGCTTCTCCACCATACATAGCTTGCTGTAATTGCATTTGCTTTTGAAGTTGATAGGATTGATTCAGAATAGTATCCGTTTCAGGATTGAATTTACGTCCAGAGTATTTTTCAAAAATATCCTCCAAGCAAACCATACCATTTTGAATCTTCTTAGCATCAATCTCAACCTGTCTACCTTCATCCTCTGCGTCCACACCTGTAAAGACAAATTCAAAATCTTCGTCTAATTCAGAGACAAGATAGTAATTGATAACTTCTTGTAAAAATACAAGGATAGGTTTTAATCCTTTGTCTTTCGAATGCTGCAATCGCTCTTTTTGCCCGGCTTGCCCGAATATATTAGTTTGATCTTTGAATTGAAAACCAAGTTCAGATGGATCAATACGATACACAGCACAAGCCATAACTAATAGGAATTTAAGCCAATCACTAAACTCCATGTCACGGTTGGTATTCTTGCTTAAATCTAACCACTGGAGGTCTAACCCGTTGATAATGGGCGTTCTGTGGCTATTATGGGTAAGAATACCGTTGGCAATAAATTGATGCTCGTTGTCAAAAACTTCTACATCATACATTTCGACTTCTTCTTCCGTTTCCTCTAAAAATTTGATTTCCGAAAAATAAAAATCATTATATTCGTAAGGAAGATCAAAATTCATTTTTTTAGCAACTTCAAGAAGTCCAGCTTGCGTTATCCCATCATGACCAATTCCTATACCAATTAATTTTCTCGAAAGATTTTTGTCTATTTGGTCTTCTTCTTTGAAAACATTTCTTCTAAAAGACTCTACCCTCATCTCATTAGCAATCCTTTGCATCATTTTGGGGTGCAGAGAAAACGGTTCTTTGTAATCCAACAAAGACGATCTTTGTTTGTAAGGCTGAATAAAAGATATCCTTTCAAAGAAATCTTTTCTATTTTTAATCAAAAGAAGAAATCCGCCTTCATGCGGTTCTTTATTTAGTTTTGTCTTTCTTCTTACGTTACCTTCCGAATAAGTGCATTGAATCCCTTCAGCTAACAATAATTCTCTAAATTGATGTCTTAATCTATTGTTAACTATTGTTATTTGAGGGGAAGGCGAACTTTTAATAGTACATCCATCAGCAGAAAACATACCTCTTATAAAGGCACATCTGCATTCAGAAGAAATCCTAAACAATACTGGAGCTATTGTTTTGCCTTTACAACTTGGAGTAAAACCCAACTCCATCAAAAATTCAAAAAACTGTTTGTCGGAACACAAGATAGAAAGTCTTTCTAAAAGAGTTGATTTAAACCCATACCTTCTTTTTGTATCTTCAGCCTTTTCTTCTGTTATCTTAGTTCTTTTTATATAATTATTTATTCCATATTTGTTTAAAATTGAATGAATGTGTTCGCTTATATAAACTTCTTTAATACTATGAAAATAAAAAGAGATTCTCTTTCTACTTGAATTTCCATTATCAATATGTCCGTCACCAATCAGCCACCCAAGCATCTCAAAGAAATCGGCTTCAAGTTCTTTTCCTTTATAATATAAAGTCAAAGTTTGAGGTAATGATTTTTTGTTAGATAAAACATAATCTCCTAATTTAATATCTTTTCTCTCTTTCCATTCTATAACCCCATTATCAGACACAACCTTAAATCTATGCTCTGGAGAAGATTCAATATACATCCCATTAGCAACACCCAATTTGCATATTTTCTTCTTCTGCGTTTTCGTAATTCGAGCATCGACAAAAGATTTACCTGTCCATATTTTTACATCCCTATACTCCAATCCATTCAATACGCCTTCCAAAGACACAAGTCCTTCGTTTTCTGTTACAATTTTAGTGCTTCCAACCAGACAATTACGAGTCCCCACCATAGTCTGTTGCCAAGCCTGTCTGAACTCATCCAAAGAAGATTGAGATATGTTTGGATTCTTAACATTTATGATTCCCTTTGGACTTGACCCCTTAGAAAAATACGATCCATTATATTCAAACCCCCACAAAATCCATGTCATAATACTGGACAAAGTTTCCAGTTCGGAAGTTCCGTACCCATTCTTATAAATGTTAGTGGACTTGTTTCGGATACCTATTCCAAGTTCCCAGGGGTAGAAGATCACGCTTTCATGCGTGACAGGATTTTCCATGATCTGTCCTTGCCATGCCATACAATATTTAGGAAGATAACCTTTGAAACGGTACTTTTCAAACTCGTCTCGGAACTTAGGGTCAATGCTATCCAAGAAACGAATCAAAGAAGCATCCACAGCACGGAATCTCGCCAAATTCCAAGACCTGTCTCTTACAATCTCAAAAGCAAGCTGATCAAGCGTTAAACTATCAAATACAACTTTTCTTCCAAAGTCTTGAAATGTATCAAAAGATTCCCATTTGTCATGAAAACCGCCTTCTTCCAAAAACTTACGGATATATCCAATCTTTATCTGATCTTCCTTCGAACGTTCTGTGCTCGCCTTTTCAAAAGGATTTCTTTTTCTTCTGATAGTGTAGCCTTCTTTTTGTTCGTCCGTTGAAAAATGCAAGAAATTCTGCACTTGTTCAACACGGGTATTCACCACAGCCCGGACAACAAAAATGTCCCCCATCCTTCGAAGTACTTCAAAAGGAAGCGACCCGTAAAACATAGGGTCTTTATATCCTCTTCCCGTATCACTTGCTTCATCTGGATTAAAGAACACAGCCTTTACATTGTCCTGTCTTTGATTGACATTATCCAGGTACAAATTAGCTTTTAAAAGATTTTCCAAATCATCAGAACGAGACATCTGCTGTAATTTGGATTGAAGCAAAGTAGGAAGAGTTTTCTGCAATCCTACAATATCTTCCAAAGAAAGGCTGGCCAGACCCTTTAACAGGTCTGACTTTCCTTGATTTTTATTTTTGTCTCTTTTCCTACTCACGTCAATAAAAAAATTAAGCGGAAGTGCCTGCTGCCTGTGATAGCGTAATTGTTATTTGCTTTGTTCCTTCCGATTGTTTTACAACTGCTGACCCTTCTCTTGCTGTACCAGTATTGACCGCTGCTACAACGGAATATTCGGTTGTTCCTTTTGAAAAACCTGTACCGGAAACTGTCGTAGTATAATTCACAGCCACAGGACTACCACTATTCTTTCCATTTACCGTCTTTTGTTTTGTAGAAGAAATAGAAAGAGTTTTTGTTTCACCCGTAGCAACAAATTCCACTCTTGAAGGGTTTGAAGTCAAATTATAAGTATAAGCAACGGTTGCTTTAGGTTGACTTAAATTAATCGTAATTGATTTTGCGTCCGACCCTTCTTGTGTCACAACAAGAGTTCCTGTTCTTCCGGTAGTCTCATTTGTATTTTCAGTGGCGGAAACAGTATAATTTGCTCCCGATTGAGTTTTCAAAGAGAAACCCGCACCGGTTACCTTTCCTGTAGTATTTACGGTAGTTGGAGAACCACTGTTCTTACCGTTCAGCTTCTTTTGTCTGGTAGAAGTGATTGTGACCACTTGATCACCTGCCGTTGCAGCAAAAGTAAGAGCTGTCTTATTGGCTGTGATCGTATTTTCATAAGTAATAACAGATGCAGCTTGACTTAAAGAAATGGTTGCTGTTTTTCCACTCTCATTCTGAATGATTGTAGCTGTACCAGTTCTTTGTTTGTCAGTAGGATTCTCTGTAGCAGAAATTTGACTTATTCCCGCATTACCCGAAAAACCTGTACCGGAAACTGTCGTAGTATAATTCACAGCCACAGGACTACCAC